GGCACGATGAAAGGAACCACCGATGAAGAATCACGGACCGAAGTCTCGCAAAGCCGCGCGCAAGGAACGCGCCGACGCCAGAGCGGCCGAGTACGCACTGCTCACACTGGCCGAGCGGATCCGCAAGGCCGAGCAATCTCCAGGCAAGTCAGAACGGCAGTTGCAAAGGCTCTATCTCCTGGCGTTCCTGGCAGAGGAACGACGATTGGCGCAGCTGGCGCGGAAAGGTAGCTAACTCCGATGCTACCTATCCGACCGGATCCGCTCGGCACTCCTTACTGCCCAGTCTGCCAGTGCCGACACTTCCCCTACGCTACGCTAGACGGGGGTTTGTACTGGTGCGACGACTCTCCTGCGGACCATGGCGCACTAGCGCCGGAGGAACGCGCAAGGGAACTTCAGGAACGAAACCTCCGAAGCTGGACAGCCTGGAATCCAGACTCGCCGAAACAGATCAAGGCCGAGAATCCGACGAAAGGACTACTCCCATGAAACAAGCACTCTCGATACGGTTCTTCATCGGCGAGACAACCCGCAAGGGAACCGCAGTTGGCGCGGGCACCGATGCCGGAAAGGAAGCAACCGCGCTACTCTGCTCGGCCTTTCCCTGCCACACTCTGACGCATGGAATCGGAGTCTGGAACGGTACGCACGAGCACTCCAAGACGATCGAGGCAATCGTTGAGGATTCTCTTTGCACCAGAGAACACGCACGAGACGTTGCCCGCACTCTAGCGCGGATTCTCGATCAAGAGTGCATCGGCCTTGCGTTCCGCACTCTCGACGCTTTCGAATTGGTCGGGAATCCAGAGGAGGAAGACGCATGAAAACCACTATGGCAATCGACCAGTACGGGAACGTCCAACACGACCTAGGCAAGTATCCCCGTAAGGTGCTGCTCGAAAGACTCGGCCGCAAGCATGCCTCGAAAGTCTACCGGGATCGGCCAGACGGTTCGACGGTTCACGTAGGGTACGTGATTGCTTGCCGATGGTTCGATGTTTTCAACGTCGAGCGTTGGGAGCGCAAGGCATGAAACTCGAACCGGAACCCACATTGGCCGAAGTTCTCGAATCCATCGTGGATCGGGAAGGACTCGGCCGAGTCCTTACCATCTTGGCCAGCATCGCGGAAAACAAGGCCGAGAACCCGGCGCTCGATTCATGGTGGAAAGCGGCATGGAAGTATGCCTCGAACCGGATCGGCAAAACCGCTACTTTCGTACATAGCTACAGGATCTAGCCATGAAAACCGTCGAGCGTTGGGAAGTAGAAGACTTCGGAGTAGAGCACTCCCAATACTTTCAAGGTGCCGGCCTTGCTCACACTTCCTTCGAAGCGATCGGCACGGGAATCGGCAGCACTCCAGCTGAGGCACTGGACGATGCAATCGAGCAGCTGGCATGCGACGACTGGCAGTTTCCCGATACGCTCCTGGCAGAGCTGCGCGCCGACCTAGGCTCGGCCGAGGAGATCAACCGGGATTTCGTGTCCGAATCGATCGAGGCAGAACTACCCGAGGAGAAATGGACGGTTCAGAGACACTCATACTCCGGCCTTGCGTACGAAATGCAGTCCTTCGAAGATGAGGACAGCGCAAGGGACTACGTTGCGAGTCTCCTCCGAACCAGGAAACGAGCGTACGGCATGCGCGTTTCCGTCATCGAAGCGGGAAGGCATTGGGAATGCCTCGATCCATACGATGCCGTGCTAGTCAGTGACTTTGCCGGAACCGTAGGACTGAACAACAACCAATCCGAACGCGACAGCGCTAGGGAAGACATGTTCGAAAACTCGGAGCTGCACTATTTCGTATCGGTGCGAGTCTCCTCGGCCAAGGATGAAGACGCATGAACAAGTATCCGCAGAGTTACACTTCCGCACGGGACATGCTGCAAGGTCGTTCGCGATGCAAGGTCGCGCACAACACGAACCTTGAAGCTCTGCCAATCGATGGACAGGTAGTGTTCGGGATCCGCTACCATGCTACCGTGGTCGCACGATGGCACGAAAACGGCACTCTCCAGCTGAACACGGGAGGATGGAAGACCAGCACAACGGCAATCCGGATCCGCGGAGTCCTTCCGCCGGGAGTCTACTTGCGCGTCGAGCGCGGTTCGTGGTTCCTGGAAGACGTTCGGCCCGGGTTCCTTCCTTCGGGTTCCGTGTATCCCGACATTGACGCTAAGTCTCGCAAGCGTCTTTCCGTGCCGTTCCAGGAAGGCATCCTCGTTTCCCCGAACCGCAGTCTACACGGACTGGACCGAATCGGAGCGCCGACACCATGACAGCCTTCCGGTTGGTAGTGTGCATCGACATCGAAGCTGACAGCTTGCAGGAAGCCTACGGCAAACTCTGGCGCGGCATGGCTCCCACTGTGTTTGAAGACGCATGGGAGTCCTCGGACGAATGGTACGGTTCCGATGGAGAACCGGGAACCGAGGAGGAACTATCGGACGCACGAAGTGCCTTCTTTCAAACCTTGCCAGAGGAGCCCGCATGAAACTGCGCGCATTCGCTCTGCTCGAAACCATCTTCCGCACCATGGCGCGGTTCTTTGACGCGCAATCCGATCGATTCTCGCTCTGCTCGGACTGCGGGCGGAACCGCTACAAAGGAGCACCTTGCAAATGAAACCGACTAGAGCCAACGCACGAGACTTGCGCGCCGAACGAACCAGGAAGATCCTAGAAGGAATCAGTAACGGCCATCTTGGCAAGGTTGAGTGTCGAGCGGATTACGGCCAGCTGACCGGAGGTTTAGGTTACTCCGACATCGGCCGAGCCGATCCTTCGGACGCACGTTACTGGGTTTCGGACTATCTAGGCTACTCCGACTATTCGGGTAGCCAGGTTGAGCGAGCGAACGTGGCGACGTTCCTGGAACGGTTCGGCGATGACTACGTCATCGAACTTCACGGGGGACACGGTACGTTCGCTCTGGCGATTCACCTCCGGGCATCCGCGGAAGTGTGGGAGTGCCTGGAAGGTCTGGAGAACTATCCGTGCCTCGATGATGAGGCACTCTCAAACCTTGAGACAGAGGCGGAAGACGAAGCATGGAAGGACTCGGTTGAATCCGACTTCCGCAAGGATCTAGGTGGACACTTCGACATCGACCTAGACGAAGTTCCGGCGGAACCGCTCTACACTCTGTTCCTAGCACTGGCCGAGCGCGCTAACGAGTATTGGTATCATGAGACTGGAGGAGATTGCGGAATCCGTCTGGAACGTCTAGTCCAGGTTGCCGAGCGCTCCGAAGTGCGGGCACTTCCGGGCTCGATCGAGCTTCCCAGCATCGACGACCCAGAGGCATGCCTAGCGCGGATCCTTGCGACGGCCGTGGACTGGCATGATTCCTACACTCCAGAGCGCAAGGCCGAGCAGTGGGCGTTCCTGGCAGAGGACATGCGCCAGCTGGCGCTTTGGGTGGAACACGAAGGGACCTTCCCCGACCCGCGCCGATTGCCGGCGCTTGTGTGAGGGACTGTTTCCAGGGACTCTTTCGAGGGACGCACCATGGACATGGAACACGAAACGCGCATGGAAGCGCTCGCAGCGGCGCTAGGATTCGACGCACTGGCCAAGCTGGTTCCGTTCCCCGTGGAACGGATCCGCGCAGCGCTCGAAGCTGGAGACGAGCACTTGAACACGCTTCCGCTCGCGCGTTGGGACTGCGCAGCGCTGAACCGACCTTTCAATTTCAGGGACGAGCAGTTTTACAGGTTCGGGGACTGGCCGGAGATACCCTTGCGCTTGAGCGCCAGCGACAAGTCCCTACCCTGGCACAAGCGGCCGAGCAGTTCGCTGTCGGATCGAGTCTGCGTGTTGAAGTACGTTGCGCGCCGACTGGCGCTCGGGACTCTTTCAGGGGACGCACGATGAACCTGTACGAAATGGACGCAAGACTCAAGGCGCAGGAGATTGCAGAGATCCGCCGAGCGCTCTATATCCTTCTGCAATGGGCAACGACAGGCGACAGGACAGGGAACCCGTACTGCAAACCCGAAGTGCGGAACGCAATCCGCACCTACAACCGCGGGGGCGATAGCCTCAGCTTCTTTCCCGACTGAACGAAAGGACGCATCATGGATCCAAACGCAAATCTCGCAGCAATCGCGCAAGCGCTGGCTGAGGAAGACACCGAAACCGCAACCGAGTACGCACTGGCCTTGCGCCGTTGGTTGCGGCGCGGGGGCGATCAACCGGACTGGACTGCTTACCCTTCCGCGCGGACCTTCTACGATGAAACTACTTCAGGAGCGGACGCATGAACGCCAGAATCGTGACATGGCATGGAGAGAGTGGAACTCTCTTCTACGTTGTCTTGGAAGAGGGCGAGGACTGGGAAGTTCTGGCGACGTTCCGAACGCGCGAATCGGCCGAGTCATTTGTCAAGGGGAACCAATGAATACGCGACTGCTGGAGTTCCTCCGCACTCGTGCGACCATCAAACTCGTCCCCCATCCCGAGCCTTCTCAGAAGGACGCCAGCTTGAAGGCGCAGGAGGTTGCCGAGCTGCGCAGAGCGCTCTATATCCTTCTGCACTGGGCAACAACCGGCGATCGGACCGGGAACCCCTACTGCAAACCCGAAGTGCGGAACGCAATCTACACTTACAATCGCGGGGGCAATAGTCTCGACTTCTTTCCCGACAGAACGAAAGGACGCACCATGGATCCAAACGCCAATCTCGCAGCAATGGCCGAAGCACTGGCCGAGGGAAACACCGAAACCGCAACGGAGTACGCATTCGCTCTGCGCCGTTGGTTGCGCTCGGGCGGCGATCAACCGGACTGGAGTGCTTACCCTTCCGCGCGGACCTTCTACGATGAGACGACTTCGGGGACGGACGCATGAGACGCCGACGGATCGGCCCGAAGATGGGCGAAGCGGTTCGTATCGTTCGGCGTGCCGGCGGCGCGGTGCCGTGTTGCAAGTACCTTGCCGAGCGAGTCGGCCCGAACGGCTCGCTCCGCTACGGATATGACATCGTCGGCCGGTGCCTGAAGGCCGGCATCCTGGCACTCGACACTGAGGACCCGCTGGCCAAGCGCGGCAGCGCGGGTGCCGTGACTCTAACCGAGGACTCGCCATGAAACTGACTTGCTACGTGGACGCATTCGGCGATTTACTGACCTACGATACTGCCGAACGACTCCGCACTGCTACTGCCGGAGAACGCCAGGAGTCGCGGGAGGAACTTCCAACGGGGGCGTTCTCGGCGGATGTTTCAGATCGAACGGTGCGGCGCCAAGCGCCGATGCTGATAGATCGGATGAAGAGATTGGAGCGCGCACCATGAATCCCCGTCTCCTGGAGTTCCTGCGGTCGCATGCGACCATCACACTGGTTCCTCATCCCGAGCCTTCTCAGATCGCCGGGAACGTGCTAGCATCGAACGACCCGGAGGAGGAACGTGCGGCCGAGCTTGAGGTTGCAGAGCTTGCCGCACGCACGGACTGGGGTTGGTGCCGGGTGCATTTGCGCGCCGAATGCCCCAGTTTCCCCCTAGCCCTAACGGGCGATGTTTGGCTCGGCCGGGTATCGTGCGAGTCGGAGGAAGCGTTCCGCGCCGGCCCGTACTTCGCCGGCTTGCTGGACGACGGATTGGAGGACTTGGCCAAGGAGCTGGAAGTCTTCCCGGACACGGTCGAACGACTGCTCGCCTGGACTCGGCCCACGGACGCATGGACTGCCGTCGAGGACGCTTTGCCGTTGATGAAACGCGGGCGGCAGTGGTTTACCTCGGACCCGGTCATCGTAACTGGCGGGTACGTGCAAGTCTTTGCGTCCTTGACGGCTTATCCGGATCCGGAAAGTCCACTCTATTGGCGGGTGGACCACGAAGATGGATATCGATTCGACGGCGTGACTCACTGGCGGCCGGCGCCGTGCCTCCCCGACGGTCAGCCCTATACGGCAGACTGACGTGGGTACGACAAGATGGCACACCTACAATCCTTGCGTTTCTCAAAATCGGGAGTAAGGTGCGGACATGAAGACCGATCGACTCGCACGACACGTTCGACTGCACGGGTGCCAAGCCCAGCCGCACGGGGAGGGACTCGCCGTCCGGACCACGGACGAGGACTCTTGGACGCTTCTCCTGCCGACTTGGGCGGCCGTGCGCCGGTGGCTGGGGTACTGAATGGACTGGGATCGAATCCAGCGGGTGCTGTCACCGGCCGAGGAAGCAGAGATCCTCAGCCTGGAGGGTATCAAGCCCCCGCGCGCTGTAGCGGAGGAGTTCGGCATCGAGCGCTGGCACGTTCTCATGCTTTGGGACCGGGAGCCGGCGGTGACTGCCCAGCAGGACGCGGACGAGGACCCGAACGATGACTGAGGACGAGGACGCGGACGCGGACGCGGATCTCGCTGCGTTGCAAGTGGCTTACGACGGCGCTAATGCCGCGTTCGTCGAAGCGCAAGGGCGGTTCGTGGAAGTCGTCCGGGAAGTGGCGAAGTTCCGGGAGATTCACGGGACCAACCCGCCGGACTCTATCAAAGAGTTACTCAAGCTCAAGGAGCAAGCCACGCGGATAGCGATTCGAGCGCTGCGCTTGCGGGCCAACATCCTGGAATACTCCGCGGACAACCCGTTCGAGGGCATCGATCTACCCGAGGAACTGTGATGGCTGACTACGAAGCCGTAATAGAAGAGCTGAGGGCCGCGGAAGAGCGGGCCGATGATCTGATGATGCAAGCCGACACGGACTCTCTCACGGGACTCTTGAACCGTCGAGGACTGGAGCGCAGGACGCGCGCCCGGGACTGGGGGTGGTTCGTGGCGGTGGACCTCAACGGCTTCAAGGCCGCGCAGGACGCGCACCCGGACAAGCATGCGTTCGGGGACTTGGTCCTGCAGGAGTTCACCGAGTTCGTGCTGCGGCACACTCGGCAACACTCAGAGCGCGCCCGAGACGTGCTCATCGCGCGCACCGGCGGGGACGAGTTCCTGGTCTGGTGCGAGACGCGCGTAGGCGCGCTGCGCATTCGCGATGTCATCCGTGCGTGGCGCAGCCAACACGGGGAAGTCACAGCTGCGGCGGGACTGGGCAAGGACCCGGCCGCCGCCGATGCTGCCATGTACTTGCACAAAACCGGAGGCTTGGAATGAGTACCTACGAAATCGTGTTCTGGGGAGGCATCGCCATGATGACTCTGCCGCTCTTGGGTCTGGCGCTGGGCCTGGCCACCCTACTGCGCAGGAGAAACCGATGAAGACGCTACTCGGCGTCCTTTTCGTACTGGTCATCGGGACCAGCGGGCCGGTGCTTGTATTTACCATGGCCAAGCACGAGTTCCCCACCAGCAACGAGTACAAGCCGGTGGACTTCGATCGGCTCCACTGGCTGACGATCGACCCGAAGGCGGAGGACCCTGTCGGCTGGCAGCGGTTGGTCGACATCGAGGCCACCAGCGAGCAAGTGCGCGAGTGGTCGGACTCGGTCCGGGGACGCGCGTTCGAGCGCGACCACGGCTACCCTTACGTTTGGAAGGGGAACTGATGTTCAACACACTGAAGTCAGCTTTCAAGTCGGTGCTGGGCGCGCTGCTGCCGCGCTTCAACGAGGAGAACATCCCGGCCCCGACCGCGCGGGACATGCAGCTCGACGTGGACGAGTGGCAGCTGAAGCGTCGGCTCGGGAAGAACTTCTTCCGCAAGCGGCTGAACCCTCGCTACCGGGCGAAGCGCATCGCAGAGCTGACGCCGGTGCAGCGGGCGCTGGCGCGGGAGCGCGGGTGGATCGCATGAACTGGCCTACCGCTGTCAACCAACGCACGATTCTGTGCCAGAGTTCGCAGAGTCGGTTGATCGCCAGGAGGGAAAACGAAGGCAGAATCCGGCTGACCCTCGAACATTTCAACCGGGACGAGATGGGTGAGGCAAGCTGGCGACACGAACAGGTCTTCTTCGTGAAAGAGCACCGACTGATCCATGTGCCCCCGAAACCCGCCGAGGTCTGGTACAGCCTGGAGGGTACAGGAAGTCGCACGATGGACTTGGTCTTGGGACTCTTGATGAAGACGCTTAGTCTGCCCGAACAGTTGGGGCAGTGACATGGGCCGGCGCAAGCTGATGGGCTTCGCCGAGATCCGAAAGACACTTCAGGAGGCAAGGATGAAGACCAAACCGTTCAAGATCATCTATGTGGATGGCTTTTTCGAGATCCCAGCGCACCGCTCGCAAACTCTCTACGTGGAAAAAGAAGGCGAGTATCTGCACGTAATAGGTCCCGGCTGGAAAGAGTGGCTGCTTGCGGGACAGGCCATCCAGGGGATTTGGGAAGTCGATCCCCGCGGACGCACGGTCCAACACCGCAACATGTTGGCTGAATGTTTCCAGGCCAGGACGGGCCTGCCAGTTGACTGGAACACCGGACTCGTGTTCTGGGCTCGCCGCAAGATCAAAGGCCAGTGGTCGGCCTGGTACTCGGACTGCTGAAAGGGACGCCATGATCGAACATCCGGCACGCAAACACCCCTACATCACGACCCTTACCGGCGTGAACATCGGCCCGCCAGAGACCGTCGAGCCTAAGGACATCCGCATGGAGGACATCAGGCGCTCGCTGGCGATGTGCTGTCGCTACCGCGGGCACCTGGACAAGTTCTACTCGGTCGCCGAGCACTCCGTGTGGGTCAGCCTCATCGCCGAGCACGTTGGAGATGAGGAAGCCATGTTGCCTGGCTTGCTGCACGACGCGCACGAAGCCTACATAGGCGACGTGGCCAGCCCCCAGAAGCGGATGATCGAGGGTTGGGATAGGTTCGAGGATTCCATGGAGCTGGTCGTGCGGCACGCGCTGCGCCTGCCGCCCAACAAAGACCCGGTCTGGGGACGAATCAAGCGGTACGACACCATCATCCTGCACCGAGAAGTCCGCACGCTGCGTAGCATCATCCCCAGCTGGTACGATCGCAACCTGGACATCTTGGTGCCGAACGCCATTCAGCCGATCGGTTATGAGTGGCGAGCTGCAGAGGGCTTGTTCCGCACCCGGCTGCAGGATCTTCAATTCGGCAGTTGACGCGGGGAAGTTCTCGGCTACCTTGGAGGCACCCATGAACGACCCGACCATCGGTATCATCTACGCCAGGGATCGTCACCCAGCGGCCAAGTCGCTGACTGACCTGCAGGACCCGGAGCGCGCGGCGCTCGTGCTGTGCGACGAACACCTGCCACTGAGCGAGGCCCTGACTCGTGCGTGGGACCAGGACGCGCACTTCCTGTTGTACCGCCTGGACGCCGACCCTTCCGGCGACGAGTTCGCCTTCGCCCGCGTGTCGAAGCGAAGTCCGTTCCTGCAGCAACTCGAAGAGGCTGGCGGGCGCGTGCGGATTCCTCTGCTGGTGTTCGACTTCGACCTGCACGTCGATGGAAAGAAAGCGCGCTGGACTCCGGAGCGGTTCGAGCAGCACCTTGTTGCGTTGGCTCAACCAGGCTTGCCGGAGCCCACTGCCTTCTACTCCACCCTGCACGGCTCGCGGCTCATCTACGTGCTCAGTGAGGAGGTCGGGCCGACCGAGGCCGAGGCCCTCACGATCGGCATGATTCAACGCTTCGCCGCCCTTGGGGTGCAGTTCGATGAGCAGTGCTCCGACTGGACCCGCCTCTTCCGCCTCCCCTGCACCGTGAGAGCATGAACCCGATTCTCGTCACCGGCGGGCCGATCCTGGACGTTGCCACTGCGCCACGCGCAGAGGCGCAGGCCGCGGGCTCGTTTGCGCCAGTCGAGACTCACCAGGGAGACGCGCCAGACCCGGACGAGATCCGGGGCATGCTGACCTACGAGGGGGGCAACGGGCGCATCTACGACAGCCCGTTGGTGAAGCTGGCGAAGACCTACCTGTCGGGCCGCCCGGCCTACGCGGTGTGCTTCGAGCACGCGCCGATCGCCGAGGGCGAGGCGAACTGGAACAACCAGGTCACGCGCATCGTCGGCCAGACCATCGGCATGCTCGCGCGGCAGGAAGACGTGACCCCAGAGGGGATCTACGCGCTGCTGCACTCCGCCATCGAACAGCTGCACGACCGCGAGACGCGCGGCGCCAACGAGACCGACTGGTTCGCGACGACTTGGGACTTGATATGCAGGCTCTGGGCCACCGAGGAATCGCAGATCCTTGCCGAGCACAACGACCGCCGGCAAAAGGTGCAGAGCGGAGAGCAACTGCGTCAGCAGTTGATCGCTCAGGTTCGCGAGGCCAGGCCGCAGGACGTGCCCGCCGACGCGGACGCCGCGCAGGTCTGGTTCCTGGCGCGGATGATCGCCAGCGACGGGCGCAGGCACCACGTCATGAGGCCAGACGGTTCGTACAACATCCGCCCGATCTCAGACTCCATGCTGATTCCCATGATTCGCGACCTGGGGATGGAGGAGGTCATCCCCACCACCGAGATCCGCGGCAAGCAAGTCGTGACGCGCACCGCGACCGCGCTGCTCAACGAGCATGCTGTGCCGATCACCACCATCGAGTGCTCGGCGCGCGAGTCGGTCGCCTACATCGACGGCGCTGGAGGGCACAAGGTGCTGCACGTCCCCGTCCACAGGCTGAACCCCAAGCTGGTGCCTATCTTCGACCTGCGCGTGGACGAGTGGTTGCAGGCGCTCGCCGGCCAGCAGTACGACCGGCTGACCGAGTGGCTGGCGCACAGCCTGGACGTGCGCCGCGCGATCTGCGCGCTCAACCTCTTCGGTCCGCCGGGCACCGGCAAGGGCATGCTGGCCGCCGGCCTGGCCGAGTGCTTCGAGGGCGGGCACCGCAACGACGGCCGCGCGCTTGGGAAGTTCAACGTCGGCTTGCTCGACTCCCCCGTGGTGAACTGCGATGAGGGCGTGCCGCAGATCAACAACGATGAGGCGATGACCGTAGACCAAGCCTTCCGCTCGCTCGTGACCGGCGGCCGGATCACCATCCGCGCCATGCACCGCGACCCCTTCAACGCCGACATCTACCCGCGCATCTTGTTCACGTCGAACGACCGCGACATCGTGCGCAGCATCGTTGGCCACCGCGACCTGACGGCCGACGACATCCAGGCCATCGAGCAGCGGCTTTTGTCGATCGAAGTCCTCGAAGCAGCGCAGTCGCTGCTGACCCGGCGCGGCAACTACAAGTACACGGCGGGCTGGGTCGCCGGGCACAAGGGTAGCGAGTACACGTTGGCCAATCACATCTTCTACTTGTTCGAGAACCGCAAGCCGTCGCTGATCGGCGCCGGCCGGCTGCTGGTGGAGGGCGAGACAAGCACGCAGATCGTCCGCGAGATGAGGCTGCGGTCCAAGGGCGCACAGACCGTGCTACGCTCACTGGTGAAGATGATCGAGGCCAGTGGCAGCACGTCGCGCCGTGGGTTGCACGTCCACGAGAACCGCGTGTGGGTCACGCCTGCCGGCGTGGTCGAAATAGCCGAATCGGGCCTGACTTCGGCATACGGGGAGATTTCGCTGCCGATCGCGGGCCGCGTGCTGCGGCAGTTCAGCAAGCACGACGACGCAGGCCGCGCCGAGGTCACTAGCCCGCCCGGCAGTCAGCGCGAGCAGCGCGCCCGCTGGGTGGAGATCGACCTGGGCATCCTGTTCGAAGAGGGGATGAGGTACGGCATGACCATGGCTCGCACTGAGCGGATGCTCGCCGCGCAGCCAGGCGGCGACGACATGATCGCCGTCGTCTTGTCAGGAAAGGGCACCGCGTGATTACGATCTCTGCATCGCAGATCGACACCTATGAGGATTGTGCAAGGCACTGGTGGCTGCGCCGCGTCCTGAAACTGAAAGAGCCGCCGGCAGCGCACTTCACGTTCGGTACGGTGCTGCACTCCGTCATCGAGCGCTGGCTGAGCGCGACGGACAACGGGCGAGTGCCTGGGCCGGACGGTGCGACCATCGCCGAGGGTCTGTTCCAGGGTCAGCTAGGTGGGCAGCCGGTCAACCTGTACCCGAAGGGCTGGATGGTCGCCACTGAGATGGACGGCAGCACGGCCGAGGTCACGCCGACCGAGGCGCGACAGATCCAGGCCCTCGTGGCCGAGGCGATCGAGAACGGGATCATCTACCGCACTCCGTCGATGCAACTGGAGCGCTCGATTCGCATTGCGATCACCGAGAATGTGCAACTGGTCGGCTACATCGACCTGTTTCGTGCAGGCACAGAACGTGAGCTGCCCGAGATCGGCGATCACAAGAGCTACGGCAAGGGTAGCGTGCGCTACCTCAAGCGCGAGGACCCCGACTCGCCGAACTACCTCGGCAAGAACCAACAGCTGCGCACTTACGCATGGGTCACGTCACAGCTCGACGGCTGGAATGACAGCGTGCGGCTGCGCCACAACCAGTACCCCAAGTTCGAAGGTCCCGGAGTTACCAAGGTCGAAGCCGTCCTGTCCCCCGACGAGATCGCAGCACACGGCGAGTACCTGCACGAAGTCGCCGACCGCATCGAACGCACGTCCAAGGTCAAGGAGTGGTCGGATGTTCCCGGCCCAACCGACACCGGCAAGTGCGCGCACTGGTACGGTCAAGCCTGCCCGTTTGCGCAAATCTGTGGACGCACTGAGAGTCCTGAGGTATATCAGACGCGAGTCGCGCGTCTGCTGGAACAACGAACAGGGTCGAGACTCGACCTACCCCTACCAACTCCCCGGAAGCGGGGCACAGCCAAGGAGGCAAGCAGCGTGAGCATCTTCGATCGAGCCAAGCAGCAACAGGCACAGCAAGCCGCGCGCCAGGAAGCCGCAGGCACGGCCGGCGCCGTGGCGGCCGTGGAACAGGCCCCGCCCGCAGCGCCGGCACCGGCGATCAATGGTGGCATCCCACCCGCAGCCCCGCCCTCGGCGATCGGCGGCGCCCCGTGGGCGAACCTCAACTGTCGCGCGTGCAAGGGGCGCGGCCTGAGCAGCAGCGGGAGGGCTTGCCCGATCTGCGATGCCACCGCCAAGAAGGCTGGGAAGCCCACCAGCATGGCCTACATCATCGAGCTGGACGACGCGGGCAAGGGCGTGGCCGTCGCTCGCGAGGAGCAGGCAGAGGCCCTGCAGAAGGCCGGGCTGCCTCTGGAGTGGATCGAGGCCGACTCCCCGGCGCAGCCCGCCGCTCCGGCCCCAGTGGCGCCCCCGGTCGTGGCAACGGTCCAGGAGCCCTTCACCGCGCCGGTCGTCATGTCGCCCGAGCGGCAGGCCGTCGTCGAGACCCTGGTGAAGCAGGCCCCGGAGCCCGTGCAGGAGGCCCCCAAGGCCCCCGCCGCCAAGGCGGCAGCTGGCAACAAGGGCGGGCGCCCGACTGTGGGCGTCACCCTCCTGATCGGCGCGGTGCAGTTGCGCGGCCCCAGCCGGCCCACCATCACCTCGGCCGAAGTCCTGGCGCGGTTTGGCGCCGAGCTGGCCGCCGACATGGGCGCCGAGTCCTACTGGCAGCTCGACACCTTCAAGCGCCGCGAGCGCCTGGCCCAGAAGGCCGACTACATCGCGGGCGAGTTGGCGCGGCACGTCGTCGTCCACCCGGGTATCCTGGGCAACGACGACGTGGGTTCGCTCCTGCAGGCGCTCATGGGCCTGAAGGAAGGCGTAGAGGCCGTCATCACGAGGGTCGGCTGATGATCTTCGACGACGAAGTGCCCATGCCGGAACCAACCAAAGCGGAGAAGGAGTTGGACCGCCAGTACGACTTCGCGGACCATCGCGTACAGTTCGACGAACTGGTGGCTGGAGAACTGGCAAGGGCGCGCGATAAGTTTCCTCCGATCAACTCGGTTCACGAAGGATACGCTGTCCTGCTCGAAGAAGTCGACGAGTTGTGGGACGAGATCAAGAAGGGCGGCCCGCCGCACCGAGCGTTAGCTGAGCTGGTGCAGATCGCCGCGATGGCTCAGCGGCTGGCCGAGGATGTAGTACGACACGCATGAGCAGTGACCCGTTTCGAAAAGCGCGGCCCCATCAGGGTCGGGACACGGCGGACTCGTTAGAGATCCAGCGCATTTGCGCGTTGCCGATCATTGACCAACCCGATGGGGCCGCGATCGAGGCGTTCTGCGAGCAGGAAGTGCAGGCCCGGTACTTCGAAGAGGGCTTCCGCCTGTTCCCGCAACAGGTCGGCGCGGTGCTGGCCTGGGATCTGTACGACGGCCTGTTCGCGCCGATCGGCGTCGGCTGGGGCAAGACGCTCATCACCCTGATGATCGCCGAGCGCGCGTATCGCGCCGGCATGCAGCGCTCGGTGCTGATCGTCCCGAGTCAGGTCTACGAGCAGCTCACCAAGACCGACATGCCGTGGGCTCGCAAGCGTGTGGGCCTGTCGGTGCCGTTCCACCTGCTTGGTGGCCGAAGCCTGGACGAGCGCAGGCGCATTGCCGGCAGTGGGAAGATGGGCTGCTACGTGCTCACCTACTCGCTGCTCAGTACCACCGACGCCGAGGCCCTGCTCGGCGGCGACCGGCAGAACCCGCCGGCCAACAAGCCGGCTATCGACGGCATCCGCCCCGGGCTGGTCATCCTCGACGAGGCGCACCAGGTCAAGAGCGCCAAGGCAGCGCGCACGCAGCGACTGCGCCGCTACCTCAGTCAGGCCCAGCCGCGACTGGTCGCGCTGAGCGGTACGATCACAACCAAGTCGATCATGGACTACTACCACCTGATCGCACCGGCGCTGCGCGGCCTGTGCCCGCTGCCCATGAGCGAGTCGCTGGCGACGAACTGGAGCTACGTGCTGGACCCGGAGAAGCCTGGCGTCGACATGCACGGTGGCAACGCCTCGAAGACCGGCCCGCTTGCGCCGCTCGTGGTGTGGGCGCGGCAGAACTTCCCCACGACGGACATACCCGGCGGCGTGGCAGGCTTCCGCAAAGCGTACCGCCTGCGGCTGACCAGCACCCCCGGAGTGGTGGCCACCGGCGATGCCGAGATCGGGGTGTCGCTCACGATCTGCAACCAGCCGGTGCCGGACTTCAAGCGCGATCCGGGCTGGCCGTCGCTCGACGAACTGATGCGGCAGATCGAAGAACTGTGGCTCACGCCGAGCGGCGACGAGATCGAGTTCGGCTTTCACAAGTGGCGGTATCTGTACGAGCTGACAGCCGGCTTCTACTACAAGCTGCGCTGGCCAGCGATCGGCGAGTTGACGCGACGCGGGCTGTCGCCGCAGGAGGCGCAGGCATATCTCGATCAGGCCCTGGAGCACCACGCTGCGCGCCAGGAGTTCGCGCGGGCGCTGCGCAAGTGGATCGAGGTTGCAGGCCGCCCGGGCCTGGACACCCCGTTGCTTATCACCAGCAACATGGCGGCGCACGCTGACCGTGACGTGTCGGCGCAGCTGCACCAGCTGTGGCGCAACATGAAAGAGCTGGAGTTCGACGGCATGCCGGAGCGCGTGTCAGAGCCGGTGCGCGTGTCCGACTACAAGATCCAGCACGCTGTGCGCTGGGCCACCGAGCTGCTGAAGCACACGAAGGGGCGCCAGGGCGGGCTGATTTGGGTCCACCACGACGAGCCCGGCCGCTGGCTGGCCGAGGAACTGAAGGCCGCCGGCCTGCCGACCCTCTGGTGCCCGAGCGAGTCGGTGCGCAAGGGCAGCAACGCGGCGATCCTGGACCCCGACACAGCACGACAAATTGTCGTGGCGTCGATGGGCGGGCACGGCACCGGCAAGAACCTGCAGCACTTCGAGTTCCAGTTTTTCGTGCAGTTCCCGCGCCAGGCCGACCTGCTTGAGCAAGTCCTGGGCCGCACGCACCGCAACGGCCAGCAGGCCGACGACCTGGAGCCGGTCGTGTGCAACACGACCGAGTTCGATTATCAGAATCAGTGGGCGTGCCTGATCGACGCGCTGTACATCCACCAGACCACGGGCGCCCGCCAGAAGGCAATCTACGCATCCTACAGCCCCCTCCCCAAGCGCTACCCCATCGACTTCCTCAGGGAGCGGGGCTTCACCGACGTGGCGCAGCTGGACGCCGAGGCACGTCAGAGACTGGAGGAGAAGTTCGGAGCGATTTCGTAGTTGCAGCTCCCGATTCTGGGAGTATCATGCAGTGACCTGTTCACCCCTCAGACACGAAAGGACGAATCATGGGAGCTTTCTCCGGACTCAAGGATGCCTCGCGCAGCTATCAATCGAACGCGCTGCAGGCGGGCAAGTTTGTCGTGCGCATCGACGAATGTGCCTTCTTCGACTCCGCGAAGGGCGAGATGTGGAAGAACACTCTCACCATCCTCGCGATCGACGCCAGCACTGGCTCGACCCAGCACAAGGTCGGCGAGGTCGTCAACACCTTTTTCAAGGTACAGACCGGCGCGGGTGGGCGCAACACGTTCCAGGGCAACCTCAAGGGGTTCCTGGCCGGCGTGTTGGGCGTGGAGGACTCGGCTATCGGTGAGACCGAGGCAGCCCTGGCCTGCAGTGACCAGTCGCCCATGAAGGGCCTTGTCACCGTCGTCACCGCCCGCCGGGTCGTCAGCCAGAAGACCAAGGACGCCGTCACCGGACAGCCCGTGTCATACGTCGTCTATAGCTGGTCCCAGCTGCTCGACTCTGAGCAGATCAAGGCCGCGCTGCCGGCCGAGGATCTGAAGCGCTTCTTCCCCAACGGGCTCTGAGCATCCTCTTCACCGGCGCCGCTCTCGAAGTCTGTGCGCAAGCCCAGCGCCCACGCTCGTGGGAAGTGCGGGTTCAGACAGAAGAGCAGAAGTCCCGCCGGACCTGCGCGCAGGGTTGAGCGAGCTTGCCGGGCGGACATCCGGCACTTCCCGATTGCACCGAGTGTGCCTCGACAAAAAGAGGACTACCGCGGAAACCCTGCAATCTCTAGGACGGGCAACATGGCCGGAGGGTGCCGGCACCTTTCACAGGAGGCAAGCATGTTCAAGCCGATGCTCGCGGGCAAGGCGCCCAACGATCTCGCGAAAGTTCTGTACCCAGTCCTGGCTTCCCCGAAGATGGACGGCATCCGTTGTGTGATTCGCGATGATGTCGCGATGTCGCGCAACCTCAAGCCTATCCCCAACACCTACGTGCAGCAAGCACTGGTCGGCGTCCCCAACGGAGTAGACGGCGAGCTGATGGTGGCAGGCGGCTTCTCCTCCGTGCAGTCGGCGTTCATGTCGCGCGGTGAAGGCCAGCAGTTCGATTTCTGGTTCTTCGCGTTCGACTGGCAAGCCATTGACAATCTGCCGTTCACTGAGCGACTGTCAGCACTCACCTGCTGGAGCGAATACTACGGCCACAACAACCTGCGCGTGGTTGAACACGTCTTGATCTCCACCCCTGAAGAACTGCTTGACTACGAGCGCACCTGCCTGGCCGGCGGGTTTGAAGGCGTGATGCTGCGCGACCCACAGGGCGAGTACAAGTTCGGCCGCTCCACCAGCGCCGAGGGGTGGCTTTTGAAGTTGAAGCGGTTCGAGGACGAGGAGGCCAAGGTGGTGGGAGTCGTGGAGCGCTTCCACAACGACAACGAGGCCACCACCGACGAACTGGGCCGCACGAAGCGCTCGGCCGCGCAGGCGGGCAAGCGGCCCGCCGGGGACCTGGGCGCGCTGGTGTGCCGCACCGAGGACGGCGCGGAGTTCCAAATCGGCACGGGCTTCAACGATGCGCAGCGCGCGCACTTGTGGGCGCAGCGCGAGCAACTCACCAGCCCCGCGCTGCCGATCATCGTCACCTTCAAGTATCAGCCCGACCCTGGCGGCCGGAAACCCGGCGCCACGCCGCGGTTCCCGGTGTTCAAAGGCTTCAGGTATGACAGCGGAGCGTTCTGCCCATGAGCCACCCCGTCGCACGATTCCGGCAGTACGAACATCTCGAAAGACTCGACCATCGCAACGTGGACGGCCTGACGACCGGCCGCGTCCATGTCTTCCCGAAGCTGGACGGCACCAACGGCAGTGTCTGGTTCGACGGCGAGAAGGTGTGCTGCGCGTCCCGCAGTCGAGTCCTCTCTCCAGAGAGCGACAACGCCGGCTTCGCCAAGTGGTTGGCGGGGGACTCGATTGAGGCAGCACGGATTCCTCGACTGGTGCAGCGGCATCCTTGGTTCATCCTGTACGGGGAGTGGCTAGTACCGCACACATTGAAGACCTATCGCCCCGAGGCATGGCGCCGTTTCTGGATCTTCGACGTGTTCGACCTGCGTGATTTAAGATACCTGCCCCACGGCTACTCCAGCGCGCTGTTGCGAGAGTATGATGTCGACTACGTAGAGTGCCTGGGCGAGTACCACAGCCCGAGCGACGAGCAGCTGCAGGCCGCGGTGCAACGTAACACCTTCCTGATCGCCGAGGGTGCCGGGATCGGCGAGGGCATCGTCCTGAAGAACTACGATTGGTGGACGCCGCACGCGACGTGGGCGAAGTTGGTGACGAACGACTTCAAGGAGAAGAACCGCAAAGTGTTCGGGCACGCCAACAACGGCAGCGCGTCGATCGAGGCCGAGATCGCCGAGCAGTTCGTGACGCCGCACTTGGTAGGGAAGACCCGCGCAAAGGTCGCGGTGGAGATCGCCAACGAGGAAGACGCTGACATTACGTTGAGCTGCCTCGGGATAGAGGCCACCTACCGCGACCGCTTCATCCCCCAACTGCTTGGTCGCGTGTGGCACGACCTAGTGAACGAAGAGATGTGGGCGATCCTGAAGAAGCACAAGAGCGCCACCATCAACTTCAAGCGGCTGCAGGCCGAGGTCGTCCGAGTCACCAAGTCACTGGCACAGGATCTCTTCGCATGACCACCCTGATCGCGTTCGACACCGAGACCCACCTGATCGGTCCGGGCAATATCGTGCCGCGGCTGGTCTGTGCCATCTTCACCGAGCGCACTGAGGATGGCGCTCTACGCACCGAAGTAATCGGCAACCATCCAGACGAATGGCTGGAATTAGTGCTGGAAGAGTTGTTGCAGGCGGAGGACGTGCGGTGGGTCACACACAACGGCGGCTTCGACTGGGCCGTGGTGTGCGGTTCGTATCCGAACCTGATCCCTTTGGTATTCTCAGCGCTGATCGACGGCCGCTGCACTGACACCCTCTGGCGCGAGAAGCTGCTCAATCTCTCCACCACCGGCCGGCTCGACGAGATGGAGATGCCCGACGGTTCGCGCGTCGAGATCCGTTACGGACTGGCAGCGCTGGTGCTCAAGTACCTCGGCGAGGACATCAGCGCCGAAAAGAGCGGCGAGCCGGACACCTGGCGGCTGAACTTCTCAGCGCTCGACGGTTGGCGGTCTGATGAGTACCCGGAAGAGGCGCACGACTACGCCGCGGGCGACGGCGAGCACACGCTGCGGGTCTACGAAGCGCAGGAAGCCCGCGCCGCATTCGAGGAGGGCTCCTTCGTCACCGAGGAGTTCCAGCTCACCAAGTCCGTCGTCCTGCGCCTCGCGACCGCGTGGGGCATGGAGGTAGACCAGGCCGCGACCGACGCCATGGAGGCCGCCACCACCGCGGTCATCGAGGCGAACAAGTCGCTGCTGGAGGAGCACGGCATCCTGCGGCCGGCGAGCATGGTGGGCGAGCCATTCGCCAAGGATCTGCCGCGGGCGCTGGAGATTCTTGAAGACCTGGTACAGCACGGTGAACTGGATGCTGAGCTTCCCATAGCCGCAACTGAGATCCTGGATTGGACCCCGTTGGCCGAGATGCTGAAAGCGCAGGGCATCAAGTTCCGCAAGGCGAAGGGCGAGCCGGGCAGCAAGGACACCAAGAAGCTGCAGGCTTATCTCGAAGACCTGTACCGGAAGCTCGGCGAGATCCCGACGATGACGCCGGGCGGGTCGATCCAGTGCGACGCCGAGGTCCAGGAGTACCTCGCCACGAAGGATCCGGTCATGGCGCAGTATCACGAGCGCCAGAGCCTGCAGAAGATCGTCACTCAGATGATCCCCGCGCTGCGCGCGGGGCCGGTGGTCTACCCCGACTACGACGCGCTGAAGGAGACCGGCCGCATCTCCAGCTACGACGGCGGCAAGGCGCGCAAGGCCGGCGAGCCGCGCCTATACGCCAGCGTGAACATCACGCAGATCCCGAACGAGATCCGCGGCCTAGATCCGCGCCGGTGCTTCAAGCCCCGCCACGGCCGCGTGTTCTTCGACGTGGACGTGACCGGGCTGGAGCTGGCCGCTGTCGGCGACACCACCTACAAGCTGTTCGGCGCGTCGGTCCACCGCGACCTGTACAACGCAGGGGTCGACCTGCACGCTTACCTCGGCGCGCAGCTGGCTCTCGGCACCGACGAAGGGATGGCGCGCGAGTTTGCGCAACTCTGCAGGTCCGAAGGCATCCTGGCCAAGCCGATGGCGGTGTACGAAGCCTTCCGGCTTCTGAAGAAGCATGACAGCCAGGAAGTGCGCGCCTTCTACAAGCACTACCGCACGTTCGCGAAGCCGGTTGGGTTGGGCTACCCTGGCGGGCTGGGGCCGGCAACGCAGGTCACGTTCGCGCGGCAGACCTACGGCGTCATCATGACCGAGGAGCAGGCGCGCGACTTCAGAGAGATGTGGAAGGCCACCTACCCAGAGATGCCACGCTTCTTCGACTGGGTCAACGCGCAGACCGACCAAGCCAACACCACCGGCGAGCACACGATGTACCGCTACACCACCCCGCTCGGCATGGTGCGCGTCGGCGCGTCCTACTGCGCTGCGGCAAATGGCGCGAGCATGCAGTCGCCGGGCGCGGAGGCCGCGCTGGCCGGGATGATCGTGGTTAGCCGGGCGTGCTACGATCCCACGATGGGCAGCGTGCTGTACGGCGCCCGCCCGATCGGGTTCATCCACGATCAGATCGTCGGTGAAACGACCGCCGATCCCGAACTGTGGGCGCCGCAGTGTGAGGAAGTTGCGCGGCTGATCCGTGAGAGCGCCAGCATGATCCTAAGTTCAATAAGAGTACGCACCGATGAAGCGTTGCTGACGGTGGTCTGGTCGAAAGCCGCTGAGCCTGTGCGCGATGAGAGCGGGAAGTTGATCCCGTGGAAGCCGGCCCAGAAATGACAACCTTCTTCGAACCACTTCCGGAGGCAACGATGACCAGTCCGTACAATCAACAGCTGGGCGACCCGACGCAGGCCGCCAGGTTCGACGACGGCAAAGTGCGGCTGGAGCTGGTGCCGGCCGAGGCCGTGGAGGCTATGGGCCGGGTGTTCACGCACGGCTCGCAGAAGTACGACGACTGGAACTGGGCCAAGGGCTTCCCGTGGCTGCAGCCCTATGCTTCGTTGATGCGGCACCTGATGGCCTGGCATCGTGGCGAGGACACCGACACCGAGAGCGGGTTGCCGCACTTGGATCACGCGATCACCAACCTGGCGATGCTCATCACATTCCGCGAGCGGGGGATAGGCGATGACACGCGCTACCGTTACCCGAACGCTCGCACGCTCATCGGTGTGGGCAATGAAAGCGATTTCAGCAAGCCCTACACTGTTACTAGCGAGGCCAAGGTGATCGACGAGAACCGCGACCTGGTTAGTCACTTATTTCATGCAGGGGAGTGCGAAAGGGCTGATAAACAGACAGCGGCAGCACGAGCCTCGATCATCGAATACATGGAACAGTCCTACCACGCCGTGGAACAAGGCTCTCTGCAGCATGGCCCGGAGTACAAGCAGGGAGGGATCGTCGGCAGCCAGCCGTGCAAGTTTGATTTGAAGGGCACGCCATGCGTCGGGATCTCGCCGCCCGAGATCGATTACGACCAGGAGGATGAAGTCCTGGATTCGCCGGAGTGGGGCAGTCGCGAATTGATCCCTGGAGAGCCGCTGTCGTTCAAAGCGGCCGTGCCCAATCCGCTTCGCGCAAGAGGTGAAGGCGCGATCGAGGGACAGCCTCTCCTCTTCACCATCGAAGTCCAACTGCCCGCGCCAACCGACGACGGTTTCCTCTGGTGCGAACTGCCATCGAGTGTACGCACACGAAGTCACGTCCTGGCGCGTGTGCAAGCCCTGCGTGAAGACGGCTACTGCAATCGGGTCATCCGGGTACATCGAGTCGCGGAGCGACTCGTGCGCGACGAGAGCGAAGACGTAGATGGCTTTGGCGGCAGCGGCTGGATCCAGGAAGGCACGATCACTCGCCTCGAACGGATCATCTTCCCTGGCGATGGGCGAGTCTACCCATGATCCTGCGGTTAGGAGAACTTGGACCGGACTCCTTGCGCGAAGCCGAAAGAGCGGTTATCCTTCGCGCGCTGAAGTCGTCGGGCGGCCACGCCGAGACCGCCGCCATCCTGCTCGGGATCGGGGCCAGCACCATGTACCGCAAGATCGTCGAGCACGAGATCACCGAACAGGAGCGCGGCGGATGAAGGCCATCGGTGTGGACCCAGACCTTCACGACCTGGCGATCGGCGTGTGGGACGACTCGGGGCCGGTGGCTGCGTACGTTATCCACCTTGTCCACGACAAAGGGCTGTCCGGCCGCGAGCGCGTCGAACGGATGATTCGGCAGTGCTCGTACGACCTGACCACCTTCTGTTCTTGGCACGAGGACGCCACCCTGTTCGCGGTCGAAGGCCAGTCCTTGAAGCGGGAGGGGGCGGCGCAGCACCGTCGCCCGGGCGACATCGTCAAGCTGGCGCAGGTTGCCGGTGCGGCCTACGGTGTCCTCATGATCTGCGGGCGATGGAGAGACGCGCGCCTGCCCGAGCCGGAGGAGTGGAAGGGCAGCGTGCCCAAGCACGCCATGCAGGCCCGGCTATTCAACGAGCTGGGCTGGGGCTACAGCATCATCGGCAAGGGCAAAGACTCCTACGCACGGCCGCGCATCATCCCGGAGGCGTTCAAGCACATCTCACCAGGGCAGTGGAAGCACGTCGCGGATGCGCTCCTCCTGGCCCGCTGGATCCATCGAGAGAGGTCATGACCAAGAAGAAGCAAGACGAACGAGATCAGGAACTGGCCGCGTTCCAGGCCGCAGTCGAGCAGGCTGCGCTGCTGCGCGACACGAACCGCGCGCTGCGCGAGCAGTACCGCGGCGACAAGGAGATGCAGAAGACCCTGCGCGAGCAGTTGATCGCCGACCTGCAGCGGGTCTTCCAGGACAAGCGCAACCCCTACCGGGGCTTCGCGGCCAGCCGGCAGCGCTACCGCCAGCTCGGGCACTTCCCAGAGATCATGGTGGCCGACTTCTTCGGCAACCACCAGGAGTTCCTGCGCGCCGCCGGCCTGCACGACTCCAGAGAGACCACGAAGGTCCGCAATAAAGCCGCTAAACTCCATACACATCAGCAGATCGCGAAGTACGCCGAGGATCACGTCCTGGCGCACTGCGGCCTGTACGACAAGACCGACAGCCTGAAGTCCAGCGACAGCGTGCGCGTGCTGGTGGGCAGCGACTTCCACAGCTGGTTCGTCGACCCGTTCGCCCTGGAGGTCTTCCTGGACGTGGCGAAGATGGTCATCACCCCGCTCGGCAAGCGCGGCGTGGTGGTCCTCAACGGCGACGTGTTCGACTTCCCGCAGATCAGCCGGCACCGGCAGATGCCAGGGCACTTCCACCTGAACCTCCACGAGGAGCGCCGCTTCGGTCAGGAGCAGATCCTGGCCCGCGTGCGCGAAGCCTGCCCCCAGGCGACGATCCATTACCTGATCGGGAACCACGAGTACCGCCTCGTGACCTACCTCGCCGACGCCGCGCCGCAGCTGGCCGGCTTGCCGGAGCTGGAGTTCGAGACGTTCCTCGGTGTCCACAAGTACGAGCTGAACTTGATCTGCCGCAGCTCGTTCCTGGCGCCGACCGCGAAGGCGCGCAAGGCCGACGTGCGCGAGAACTGGCTGGTTCTGTTCGACACTTGGATTGCCACGCACGGCACCAGCATCGCCAAGGTCGCGTCGATGGTGGAGTTGGAGGGGCCGTTCAAGATGAGCGGGTCGTCCGGGCACACGCACCGGCCGCAGATCATGACCAGCAACAGCCTGGGCACCGGCACGATCTCCTGGATGTCCACTCCGATGCTGGCCGGCTTCGCGGTCGGCCGCGACTTCGTCAGCACGCCGAGTCAGTGGAACATGGGTTTCGGCATCGTGACCATCAACCCGGCGCGGAAGGCGTGCAGCCAGGAGCTGATCCTGATCCACGAGGACTGGGCGGCCTACGGCGGCCGGGAGTGGACGCCGTCCAAGGCGATGCTCGCGCGGCGCCGGGAACAATGGAGCATCCAATGATCCCCACCTACTATCTCATCCTGCTGTATCTCAGCGAAGCGCTGATCTTTATCGCGATCACGTCGATGCTGTTGATGTTCATCTCAGACAAGATCCGCGACTACCGCAAGGAACGAGTCCTCGCAAGGGTCATTGCGTTCAACTGTGAAGAATGGATCAAAGACAACCGGAGGCGCAACTCGTGAAGACCGTACTCAGAGGCATCGCGGCCGTTCTGGCCGTCCCCGTGTTCCTGTTCCTTCTGCCCGGCATGTTGGTGCTGATCTACTTCGGGCTGGGCAGCGATCTCATCAAGAAATGGCAGATCGGGTGGAAGCAGGGCAAGGCCGCGAAGGCCGTCGCCAAGGAAGTCATGGAGCGCAACGGCAAGGTGTCGCGACGATGAACGTCCACGACATCGTCTTCTCGGCCGGCAGCCTGGTGATGATCTCGCTGACCGTGTCGTCGCTGCTGAACCCCTTGACCGCCGTGCCGCGCAGGAATAGCGCGCTCAACGGCATCGTCCTGTACATCTTCGCGACCAACTTCCTTTTCCTGGGCATCCCGCTGGCCGGCGTGCTGAACAGCATCCACGCTGGGCTGTGGATCCTGATGGCCTGGTACAGGCCGGTGTGGCAGCGGACTGTGGGCGACCTGTTCCAGACGTTGGATCTTGTGCCGGTCCAAGTGCATCCGGACAAGATGCCCTGGCCTGCCGGCTACAGGTTCCGCGCGCCGTCACCTGAAGACCCTACGCGGCTGTACTACCGCCCCTTCTCAACCCCGAAGCCGGAAGCTGGCGACTCTGGTCTCGCTCCGCGTGAAGGGGTCGACATCTAGCTGCCGTAGCAGTTCGCGCTCGAAGATCCTGCGCACTACCCCGTCGGCCCGCTTCGCTGCGCCCTTCTCCAGTCGATCGAAGAACGGGTGTGGCGCGGCCGGGCCGACGGAGTCCACCACGAACATGAAGGGCTCGCGTCCTGCGGCCCTACGCTCGCGGTTGATCCGCAGCCCCTCGTGGTACTGCGCCCGGGTCAGCCGGCGCACCTGCGCTTCGCGCTCCGGCGTGCGCCCGCGTGGATCGTCGTTGGGGTTGGCGAAGAACACCAGCTTCTGCGCGCTCACCGGCGAGAAACCACCTCGCCCGTCGTGATAGTAGACGGCCCAGTAGTGCGGGATGAACAGGTCGGCCCGCTCCTGGTTAGCGTTGACGACCAGTCGCAGCGCCTCGCGCAGGGTCTTCGAGCCGATCATCCCGCGGACCCGGTCCAGCTCGCGCCGGCCCAGCTCTTCCAGGCACCGGCGGATGATGATCCGCCCGTCGATCACGACGCAGCCGCCGGCCTTCGGGTGGAGCGCGGGTCGCCGGCCGGGCGGTCACGCGCGCCGCCGAGCAGCCCGTCCTCGGGGTTGCGAGCGGAGCCGGCGATGGGCTCCCGCATGCTGGCCAGGGTGTTCGCGGCGCCGAGGGTCATCCCGTCCAGGATGGTGTTGAAGCCGTTGCCAGGCTGCACGAACTGCGGCACCCCGTCGTCGGTCATCGGCTTGGCGCCCTTGCCGAGGAACTGGTCAGCAGACAACTTTGCTGCAGCACCCTCCGGCTGCGCGAACGTGATACCCTTCGCGCCCAACGTCACCGCCAGCATCCGCGAGAAGTTCTTCTGGCACTGGCCGAGCTTGCGCTGCTGGAAGGTCAGCATCGCGTTCGGTCCCTCGTTGGCCGCGCCGATCTTGCCGGGCAGCGCGATGTTCGCCAACTGCGGGGGCATGCCGTGAGCGGTGGCGATTCGCATATCGAGCAGCGCGGACTTCTCGGCGAAGCCATTGTCAGCGGAGCCGTCGATGCCGAGCCGTTCGATCTGCACCTTGGTCTCTTCTGGGCTGCCCGGGATGTGCAGCGCTGCAGTCTTGTGCGAGTTGCCCGGGCCGTGACCAGCCTTAATCATCGCTTCGATCTTGTCCCAGCACTGGCCGATATTTTTGCCGAGCAGGAACAGCATAAACTCCGGCACGCCGCGGTTGAAGAAGAAATCAAACTCGAACTGGGTCATCACCTGCACCAGCTCGATCGACGGCACGGCGCTCATGTAGTCCGGGTAGCCGTAGTACCGCGAGCGATTGGTAGACTGCCGGATGTGGATCACTTCGCTGTCCACGATCTCGCCGGCCAGCGCGGTGGTGCCCGTGCGCACCACTTCGTTCGCGTTGCGCAGCGCGACGAGCGGGATAGGATCTGCGCCCTCTGCGCTGCCGTCGGGCTGCGGCTGCACGCCAATGCCGAACCTCGCCTTGAGCGCCGCGAGGTCGCCCCACTTCGCCATCACGCGCGTCTGGCTCTCGCCGCCTTCGCCGTCCACGATGTAATGGTACAACTCGCTGTCGTCCTCGTTCTCGATCTCGACGTGAACCTGAGAGGCGTCGAGATGGCCGAGGAACGTCACCTTGCGCGGGTCCTCATCGCCGAAGGCCACTTCGATGAAGCACTCGCCGCCTTCCCAGTAGTCCTCCGCAGAGGCGTCCAGCACGTCCTGCCAGTGGAACCTGCACAGCGGGTCCAGGACTTCATGGATCTTCTGCTCGCGGTGTCCGAGGCCCACCGAGGCGGCCTTCTTCGCGTCCAGGCAGATCGCGTGCGTGGCGTTGAAGTCCCGCAACTCCCTGGCGACCATCTTGTCCATCAGATGGGACTTCATGCCTACGCCGACGCCAGCGTTGGTCGGTGTCCGCACGCTGTCGGCGACCGCCTTCTTCAGGATGACGAACAGCTTGGACCCGGCCCCGCCGTGAATGTCCTGGCTGGTGCGGTAGCTGCTGATGACCTTCATTTCCGCCTCGGCGCCGTCGGCCATGGGGAGGTTTCCTCGTTGAGTGGTAAGAAAAATCCAGGTTTTTCGCTGGACGACCCCGGTCATCCTGCGCTACTATACCAGCATGCTGCCAATTTGGCAGCCCAAATCCTCCCGACCTGTCGAGTTGTCCTCCGGCACCATGCCAAACCGTCCTGCGGGAATGCCGTCTGTCGCAAGATTGTCGCGGTCCGTTGCCTCTGTCCGGGAGGCGCGGCTGTCCTCGTGTAGCCCAGGGTCGGCCACCAGTCAAGCAGGGAGCGAGCCATGCGCCGAATCAAGTCCGCGACGGTGAAGCGCCTCGCCCTGTGCCGGCGCGGCAAGAACGGCCTGGCCACCCTCTTCAAGGCCGACGGTTCGGCCGAGTGGGCTCTCCTGGTGAAGGAAGACGCCGCGGTGGAGGGCTCGCTGCTCGCCGTGGCCTACCCGCTGGGCCTGGCCGACGCCGACGGGGACATTGCCGACACCGCCGAGGCCATCAAGTCGATGGCCCACAGCTTCATGGAGTCGGGCGCTCAGTTGGACATCGAGCACGACGGCAAGGTGCTGCCCCGCAGCGCGGCCTTCGTCAGCGAGAGCTTCATCATCCAGAAGGGCGACACCCGCTTTCACGCCTGGCCGCAGTACGACGGCAAGCCGGTCGACGTGACTGGTGGCTGGGGAGTGCAGATTCAGATCAACGACCCATCTCTCCGCGAAGCCCGCCGGAACGGCGAGTGGGACGGAGTCAGCTTGTTCGGCACCGCGGCCGTCGAACAGATCGATGTCAAGGCCGCATCCCAACGTGTGGCCGCTCGTCTGGGCGGCGTGCAGGAGACCACCATGACGAAGGAAGAGCTGGCCGCAGCACTGGCCGCACAGAAGGCTGAGCTGGTCGAGATGCTGAAGAGCGCTCTCGCCGGCCTGAAGCCTGCGGAGCCCAAGGCTGCCGAACAACCCAAGGCCGTAGAGGCCCCGATGTTCACCGGCGACCCGCTGGATCCCGAGGCCCTCGCGGCCTACGAGACCGAGCTGCGCCGGCACGAGATGCGCAAGGCGATCGTCGCCGGCACTCTCACCGCCGACCAACTGGCGCAGATGCGTGCCAACCTGGGCGCCGTGAAGCCGACCATGAAGGATCTCGTCGAGGCCGGCATCCCCGCGAAGGACGGCGACTCCGCCGAAGTCCGCGGTCTGCAGGAGAAGCTCTTCAAGGCGCAGAAGCGCTCCAACGCAGGTCCCGAGCGCAAGGGCGAGGCCGAGACTGAGGCCGATCTCCTGGCAAAGGCCAACCACGAAGAGGGCATGGCCCTCGGCGCCCTCATCAACACCCATCTCGGCACCGCGAACGGCATGAAGGTCGTCTCCGCGCGCTAACCCAACCCCTGACACCAAACTCGAAGGAGAACGACACACATGGCACTTGACCCGCCCGAACTGTTCGGCCCCGAGAACGCTCAGGTTGCAAGCCTGCGCGCTTTCCCCTACGAGAGCGGCATCCGCCCCGGCAAGCTGGCTGGCCTGGTCGGCGCTCCCGAGCTTCCTCACCTTCTTCCTCTCGCCTACGATGAGACCAGCGATCTGTGGTCTCCGTGGGACGTGGACGTTGTCAATGAGGTCTACGTCATCACTGCCGGCACGCCGACGGCCACTGACGGCACCTTCACCCTCACCGTCCTCGGCGAGACCACCGCTGCCATCGCGCATGACGCTGTGGCTGCCACCATCGACGCGGCCCTTGAGGCCCTCACCATCGTTCCTGCCGGCGGTGTCGGCGTGGTCGATGGTGGCGGCGGGCTTGCTGCCGACGGCGGCACCGCTACCATCAGCTTCACTGGCGGGCTGGCAGGTCTGCCGGTCGGCATGAGCGCGGACTTCGCCCTCCTGGTTGGCTCCGCCCATACCATGGAGAACACCGTGGACGGTTCCGGCGCCGGCACCGATCAGATCGACGGCTTCCTCTGGTCGCCGAGCCATGCGTTCGAGTCCTCTGAGGACGGCGAGCGCCTTGTGCAGATCCTGCGGCGCGGCCAGGTCCATCATGACGACATCCCGCTGCTCGAAGGCAGCGACGAATCTCAGGCCGAGCTGACCGCCGCTCTGGTGGACACCAACCGCCTGCGCACCCTCGGTCTTGACATCGTCGGCGTCCCCGGCGTCCACTAATCCTGAGCGTACCCGCTCAACAGAACAGGAGTCTTGCAATGCCCAACAGTGCAGACGTTCTGAGCTGGTCGTCTCTGACGCCCGCCGTGAACGAGATGAAGGCGCCCAACAGCTTCCTGAAGAACATGCTCTTCAGTCGCGACGTTCCGGTGCCGGCGAAGAACATCGAGCTGTCCTTCCTGCGGCGTGGTCGAAAGATCGCGCCGTTCGTAGAGCGCTGCGGCGAGGCCATCATGACCGAAGGCCGAACCGAAGGCTTCGCGGTCGTGCAGCCGCCCCACATCCGCGTGAAGCGGCCGATGACCCCGTGCGAGCTGCTCGACAAGCGCCGCCCGGGCTCGGTCATCTTCCCGGGTGCCGCAGGGATCGGCGCTGCGATGCGCGAGTACATGGCCAGCGAGCTGGCCATGCTCGGAGACGACGTTCTCAACTCCGAGGAGTACCTGTGCGCGCTCGCTCTCCGCGGCGTCATCGAGTATTCCGTGGAGGATGAGGCGTCCTTCAAGATCACGTTCCCCCGCAGCGCGTCTCACGACGTGGTGCTGACCGGCGCCGATCTCTGGACCGCCAGCACCAGTTCGCCGCGCGCCGACTTCCTCGCTGCGGCTCAGCTCATCAACGACGACGTGTCGCTCAACGCGACCGACGTGGTGCTGGGCGCCGACGCGGCTGACGCCTTCCTGGCGGACGCCTCCAGCGAGGTCACTACCCTTCTGGACGTGCGTCGGCTCATCACCGGCAGCATCGATCTCACCAACCAGTTCAGCGAGAGTGGCGCGATGTTCCTGGGGACCTATGTCCACGGGATCCGCGTGTGGCGGTATGCTCGCCAGGTCGAGGTCAACGGCGTTGCCGTCGACCTGATCCGTCCTGAGTATGCCGAGTTCTTCGCCGCAACCCCGGCCGCGCAGTTCGTGACGTACTACGGCGCGATCGAGGACATGCGGGCGATCGGCGCCGGCCGAGTGCTGCAGTCCAAGCGCTTCTCGAAGTCCTGGGAAGTCGAGGACCCCAGCGCCCGTCTGCTGCTGGTCGAGTCCAACCCGCTCCCGTGCATGCGTCGTCCTGACGCCTCCGTGAGCATGAAGGTCGTCTGATCCATCCTCGGGCCGGGGTTCGCTGTGGACCCCGGCCCTGCTTTCCCTTTCGCACCATCGGAGGCAACCATGAGCGCGAACACCCTGTACCGAGTCGTGAGGGGCTGCGTGCAGCTCCCGCGGGGCAACAAGGCCCGCAAGCACGTCACCCGCAACGACTTCGTCCAGCAGAACGACATCCTGCCCGAGAACGTGTTCTCTCAGGCCGACATCGATCGGCTGCTTTCCGACGGCCGAATCGCGCCGACCGGCACTCTCCAGCAGGTTCAGATGAGCAATGGGGTTCGAGTCCGCGGCAAGTGGGTGGTCGATCCTGTCACCCTGCTCGGAGAGAACCTGGAAGCTCTGCTGATTCGCGTCGTGGAGATCGACCCCGACTTCGACACCAACCTTCTCGCCACCGAAGCGGACGCCGTGCGCCAGCTCACCAGGGACTGGGATCCCCGGTTTGCCGAGCAACTGTCGGTCGCCTCGGATCGCACCGGCGTGGTTCCGCTGACTCCCAACGGGGTCAAGGATGCCGGCGGGCGCGAGATGTCTCAGTCCTCCCACCAGGCTTTGGAACGCGCCAGAGCGCGTGCCGGGGCCGATGCTGCGGCACAGGAGTAACCCATGGCGCAGCCGCTGTTCGTTGCGGATGAAGCCACCCTCAAGACCAAGTTGCGGCTTTCGGCCGTGCCGGCTACCGCTCTGGACACTGAGGCCATCTTCGACGAAGCGATCTTGCGCGCCCGCCTGCGCCTCTACGCTTTCCTGGGCATCGCCCGGGTCAACGTGCTGCTCGCCACCCCCTTCACCGAACAGCCAACTACCGACCCCGAGCTGATGAGGGCACGGGCCAACGTCGTCGAGGTCAAGATCGTCAAGTGCCTGTTGATGGAGATGCTGCCCCACACGTTCATGGACGCCTCGGGCGATGTGGACCATCGCTGGAACGAGGAGGCCCCGACACGGGAAAACTCACAGGGCGAGCTTGAGGCGGCGCTGCTGCGTTGCGAGAACGACATCCTGGCCGACCTGATCGTCCTCAAGGACGATGACGCCGATGGCGGTTGCGACATGCAGGTTTACGACGGCACGCCGGACTGCCCGGCCCCTGCCATCGGCCTGTCCTTGAAGAGCCGCTCGCGACGTTGGCCGCACGACCCTAGCTGCAGCGGGCTTTGCTGATGTCCTACAAGACCGCCATCCATGATCTCCTGGTGACAACGGCCGCCGCTGGCACGTTCACACAGGCGATCTATTCAGTGGAGCGCCCCTCTCTGCTCACCGCGGGGGATCCCATCCTGCCTCAATCAGTCGAGGCGAACGAGATCCGGGGTGCCTTCGTTGTGGACAATCGACACGGCCGAGACTATCGTCAGGACCGCGCTGGCTGGGCCTGGTTGCTTCGCCTGCGATTCGGAGTCGAGGCCAACCTGGAAGAGTTCGAAACCACGCTGATGGAGAACCCCCTCTTCGTCGCGCGAGATGTACCGACCGGCGTGTTCCGCCAGGTCATGATGATCCTCGAAGAATCCGAATACGAGCACCCGCCGCGCGGCGGGGCTTCGAATGGGACACAGGCCACGTACAGATTCGTGGCGGAAATCTGCCCTCAGTAAAGGAGACCCACAATGCCCGGATCTAACACGTCTGGTGCCCCGAACACCCGGGACTACGTACTCGGTCGGGGTATCGTGCGACTCGCTCAGCTGACCGCCGCCGGCTTGCCGGACTCGGAAGGCTTCCGCGATCTCGGCAACGCGACCGAGTTCAACATCACCGTGGCGGTGGAAGACATCCGCCACCAGTCCAGCCGCAGCGGGCTGAAGATCACCGACAAGCGCTGCACCATCAGCCAGGAAGTAGGCGTCAGCTTCATTCTCGACGAGATCAACTTCGAGAACCTGGCTATGTTCCTTTCGGGCAGCCAGGAACTGTACGACAACGCGCACGACGCGACCTTCGTGGACGCCGTCATCTCCACCGCCGTGAACCTCGGCAACTGGTATCAACTGAAGAATGCTGACGCCGTTCAACAGCGCGTCTACAACCTGGACGCAGCCGGCGTGGTCTACACCGTGGAGAAGGACGACGTGGCGGACGTGCTGTTGGTCGAAGGCGTCGACTACGAAATCGACGAGGTCATGGGCCTGATCCGCTTCCTGCCGACTTCGATCCTGATCGCCGACGGAGACGGGGCGCTTCTGAACCTCAGCGCTGCGGCCACCACCCCGCAGGATCTCGATCAGGTCAACGCTCTGGCCGAGCACGACGTGACCGGAGCGCTCCTGTTCATCCAGGAGAATGCGTGCGACGAGGGCCAGAAGACCGAGTACCTGTTCCACAAGGTCAGCGTTGCTTCCGAGGGTGACTTCGCCCTCATCGGCGATGAGTTCGCAACCCTTGCCTTCACCGGCGTGGCCGAAGTCAACTCCGGTGTGTCCGACACCAGCAAGGTGTTGACCGTCCGTACCTACGATCAGCAGGCTTGATCGCTAGCTTCAAGCAGTAATCTCAGCGGCCCGGTGAGTCGTGCCCGGGCCGCTTCAGACCAGGAGGCAAACCTGTGGGCTGGAAAGAACGCTTCACCTTTCGCGAACGCCGCTACGTCGAGCACAAGGTCGGCGAGAACACCCTGCGCTTCTACCCGAACCGCTTGGGTCTGTTGACCGAAGCGAAGAACCTGTCGGCCCCCGCGGCAAAGGCCATCGCCGCCCTCTTCGCAGACGAGTCCCGCGACACCAAGAGCAACGTCAAGCGCACCAAGGACGGCGGGGAGTTCTACATCGAGGACATCACCACCGATGCCTTGACCCCCGAGATGGCTCAGCACCGCCAGCGCGAGAAGGACCGCGCCATCGAAGTTCTCTTCGACTCCGTGTGCGACATGCGCAATCGCAACCTCATCGGCCTGTTGCTGATGGACAGCCTGCGCGACGAGTTCCCGTACAAGGTCGACCGCCCCATCGCCGAAGTCGAGGCGTTCCTGTACGGCGACGGCAGCGACACCTACACCGGCCTGGACATCCCTCTGCTGATCGAACTGGTGCGCGGCTGGCTGAAGGGCAACGCACAGGTCTTCGGTGCCTCGGGGGAATCCATGGTCGGGCTCGTAAAGGCAAAGCTAGAGTCCCTGCGCGACTCCCGCTTGGCGAAGAAGGAGCCGGAGGGCATGAGCCCGACCAGTGGCGAGCCCTCCAAGACGCCTTCGTCGCTGCAGTTGGTGCAGGATTCTCCGCTGAGTACCTAGACCGCCTCGATCTGCTGCAGTTCAACGCCTTGATGGAGAGCATCAACAAGCACCAAGCACAGCAGCGCATCGCGTACATCTATGACACCGCCAACGCCGCACAAGCCACCAGCAAGGACATCAACGAGCACGCCAAGAAGATTCGCAAGGCCGCAGGACTCAAGCAGGTAGCCGGCGACTCCAAGCAGTTCATGAGGGACATCGGGAGCATTTGAGATGGTCGATCGCGGAGGGTTGAACTACCCGATCAGGGTCCGAGACGAGTTCTCGGCAACCACCGCGCTGTTCCGCGAGGAGCTGCGCAGCGCCAAGGCGGCGTTCCGCGATTTCCAGGCCGATCTGAAGACTCAGCGCGGCTCGGCACGCGCTCTGCGGGACACGGCTGCAGCCGCCCGCGACCTGGCCAAGGCACAGCAAGAGCAGGCCCGGGCATCGCGGGCGGCGCAGAAGCCGTTGACGGAAGAGGAGAAGCTGCAGCGCGAGCTGGCTCTGCGGGCCAAAGAACGCGCAGTCATCGAGCGCGAGGGTGCCCGCATCAGTGCCAGGCAGAATGCTGACGCCCGCCGGGAGGCGGCTGCTCGCCGTGCTGCCATCCGTGCGGAGGAGCAGGATCTGAAGCGACAGCAACAGGCCATCGCAGCTGTGGCCCGCGCCGAGCAGCAGCGCCAACGCCTGACCGCCCGGCTGATCGCGGCCGAGCGCTCGGACCGTGAAAAGGCCGATCGCCTCAATGCCGAGGTACAGGCCCAGCGCCGGATCACGCGCGAGTTGTTCCAACAGCAGGTAGCACTGGCACAGATCCAACAGCTGCGCACCAAAGCCCGAGGGCAGTTTGCGGGCGGTGATGTCATCGGCGGACGGGACACGATTCGCCGCGCACGCGAACTGGAGCAGTCACTCAACGGCTCGGCCAACGCCGGCAGTCGGCTACTCTTCACCTTCCGCCGGTTGATCGGCGTCCTGGCCATCTTCACGTTGGCGCGGCGCGGCGTGCAACTGTTCCAGGACTTGGTCAGCGCCGGCATCCGGTTCAACGACACGATCGAGGCCAGCACCACCGGCATCGCCGGTCTGGTGGCCACCCTGGGCGACGTGCGCAACAGCTTCGGCGACTCGGTGGACAGTACCGAGGAGTTGAACCTGGCCTTGGGCATCGCCCGGGATCAAGTGAAGAAGCTGCGCCAGGATTCGCTGCGCACGGTGGCGACGTTCGAGGAGTTGCTCGACACGTTCCAGGTTGCCGTCGGCCCCGGCCTTGCCGCCGGACTGGATCTCGACGAGATCCGCAAGCTGACGGTCGACATCAGCCAGGCCGCCTCGGCGCTCGGCGTGCCGCAGAACCAACTGGCCGAGGAAGTTCGCTCGCTGTTGTCGGGCACCATCCAGGCCCGCACGACCCGCATCGCCACGGCCCTCGGCATCACCAACGCCGACATCCGCCGGCTGCGCGAGACCGGCGAGCTGTTCGACTTCCTGGAAGAGCGCTTCTCCGGCTTCGCTGCAGCGGCCGAGAGGCAAGCTCGCACTACTCTCAGCGGTATCCGCCAGCTGGTCACTGGCGCGACTCAGGAGCTGCTGGGCAATGCTGCGCAGCCCTTGTTCGAAGAACTGCTGGATCTCGGCAACGAGTTCTTCGACGACGTGTTGACCATCACCGATGCGGCCGGCAACATCAAGCCCAACCCCGAAGCGGTCGCCGCCTTCCGCACGTTGTTCGAGGCGCTGCGTGACGGCGTGCAATCTGCCCGCGAACTTGCCGAGGAGTTTGGCTTCGAGGGCCTTCAGAACCTGGTGAGGTCCATCGCCACCGGCCTGAACGTGGCGATCCAGGCCGGTATCGGCGCAGCGCGGGTGTTCGGCGCGGCCTTCAACGCCCTGGCCTTCATCGTGCGCGAAGTCACCGATCTGCTGGGCCTGAGCGCACGAGCGGTGGGAGGGATCGCCGCTGCGATCGGCATCGCGCTGTCCAGTGTCGTCCTGTTTCGCACGGCCACCAAGTTGCTGGGGATCGAGTGGGCGAAGGTTCTCTCGCTCATCAAGTCGATCCCGCCTGCAATCACCCGTTCGCTCTTCCTTGTCGGAGCATTCGTGGCTGCCCTGGGCCTGCTCACCAAAGGCTTCGAGCTGATCGCCGAGAAGATTTTCGGGGTCGAACTGAGTCTCGGGGACACCGTTCGGCTGGTTGGACGGGGCCTGCAGGGAGCCTTCTTCAAGGTGGTCGAAGTCGTCAGCGTTCTTGGCGAGACGATCAGCAATGCGATCGGCGGTGCCCTCGATAAGGTCATCGCCGAGTCGATTGACAAGGCCAAGCGTGGCCGAGCAATCATCGCGTCTCTCTTTGGTGACGCTGAAACTGCCGAGCGGCTCGCAGACGAGCAGCTTAAGGACGAGTTGGCTTCGGATATTGCCCGAGCCAAACGCCGCGAGGAGTCCGAGGAAAGGATCGGCCTGATCCGCCGCACGTTCGCAGCGAAGCAGTTGGAGATCGAGAACGAGATCGCGGCGATCATCGGCGAGGCTGCCAAAGAAGATACGCGCGGAGCCGGCTTCGATCCTAACTTCGATGCTGCCAAGGCCGCGGAAGATGCTGTCCGGGCTGCGCAGACCTTCGTGTCGACGGCCGACAAGCCGATCAACGAACTGGCCGAGTCGCTGTTCGAGGTCAACAAGGAGATCGAGAAGTCCCGAATCCAGTTCGACCTTGCGACGAAATCGGCCGGCGTCGGCGGTTTCGGCGGGCAAGTAGAGTCGAACTTCAACCAGCAAGAGGTCGAGTCGGCTGAGAGGTTGCTGCAGATCCGCTCTGAGCTGGCCAAGACCGGCCAGCAGATCGACAAGCTGATCTCTGACGGAGTCCAGAAGAAGGAAGAGGGCGAACTGCTCTCGCTGCTGCGGGACGAGGAAGACCTGCGCGAGGCGATCAACCTTGCAGTGGTCGACGCCAACCGACTGGCGCTCACTCGCTCGGCGACCGAGGCTGCCACCCTCCTCCCAACACTCCGACAGGAGAACCAACTCCTGCAGGCGCAGGTAGCGTCCGAGCGCGCCGTGACCGCGGCGCAGGTTGCCCGGCTGGGGCCGCAGCAACAGGCCCTGATCGCGGCACAGGCCGCCGTGGGGGTCGCCGAGGCCGAGCGGAACATTGCTCGCCAGACCGCCGACGCAGAGATCCGCGCGCTGCAGGCCCGCATCAGTGCGGCGCCGGCCGGCGCCGAGGCGGCTGCCCTGCAGGCCGTGCTGGAGCAGCTCACGACTCGCCGGGACCTGGAGCAAGAGATCCTGGACCTGCGGATCCAGCAGTTGGAGGCCGCCAAGCGCGAGGCCGAGCTGGTCGCCAACGGCAGCCTGACGCAGGGCTTGAGAGAGGGCTTCAAGCAGTTCGCAGAGGAGTTCTCCTCCACCTTCCAGGCCGGCGTGGAGATCACCAAGCAGTCCACGGCCGCGCTGGCGAGCTTCATCAGCCAGAGCATCGTGGACGCCTTCGACCCCACCAAGGACCAGACCCTGCTGGAGAGCTTCGCCCGCTTCATGCAGCAGGTCGCGCAGATCATCCTGAACCAGCTGATCCAGTTGGCCATCGCGAAGGCCATCCTGCGCCTCGGGTTCAGCGAGGGCGGCGAGGTCCCGGCGAGCTTCAGGCACGGCGGCGAGGTCAAGCGCACCGGCCGGCGGGCCAGCGGCGCCCACGCCCACGCGCAGGGCCTGGCGGCCGGCGGGCGGCCGGCGGGGATCTCGCCGCTCGACACCGTGCCGGCGTGGCTGCGGCCCGGGGAGTTCGTGTTCTCCAAGGAGGCAGTCGACTCCTTGGGATTGGGCACCCTCGAAGCCATGAACAAGGGAAACTTTCCCGTCACAGCGAGTTCCAGCGCGCAGGCAGCAGCTCCCAAGATGGGAATGCGCACTGGCGGGCTGGTCGCCGATAGGCTAGAAACGGCACGATCGGCCGGCGGCCAGGAGGGCGGCGCGACCGTCACCGTGGTGCCGGCCGTGGTCGCTCGCGACCGAGAGATGGATCAGCTCGCCGCGGGCGGGCGCAACGCACTGCTGGCATTCATGCGAGAGAACGGTGGCAGCATCAACGCCATCCTCGATCGCAGCGTAGCACGGAGATAACCATGGCCTGTGTATGGATCGAGGGCTTCGAGACTCACTTGAACGCCTCGCAACAGGCGCGCAAGTACGCCAGCGTGAGCGGCTCGACGATCTCTCAGCCAGGCCGCGTGTTCGGCACGGCCGGCGGCCCGTTATCTTGGGTCGCGGTGACGCCGTCGTTCGGCACCGACAACACGATGATCGTAGGCTTCGGCTTCCGCTTCAATGCGCATAGCACGTTGCTGAACACCGGCAGCCAGGGGCTGTACTTCGAGCGCGGCGTTGACGAACAGGCCCACGTCGAGTTCGAGAGCACCAGCGGTCTAGGGGTGCGCTTCCACATCAAGAGGGGCGCGACCACCATCGCCACGTCCAGCTACACCGACTTTGCGGTGTGGCACTATGTAGAGGTCAAGCTGGTGCTGCGCACCGGGGTCAACGGCTCCTACGAGTTGCGCATCAACGGCGTGACGGACATTTCTGGCTCCGGCGTCGACCTGGCCGACAGCGGCGTTGACGGGGCAGATATCCATGCCTGGCGCTTCAGTGCCAACGTCAGCACGATCCTGCGCCTCGATGATATGTACGTGCTCAACGGCACGGGGGCAGTGAACAATGACTTCCTCAGTCCGTCCATCGTCGAAGGCAAGGTCCCCAACGCCAACGGCACCACGATCCAGTGGACGAACAACGGCACTGGCGACAGTTTCACGTCGGTGGACGATGCCTTCGATCAGGCACCCGACGATGTTGGTGCTGGAGGCACGGTCGGCTCGGACACCAACGGCCAGAAGGATACCTACAACTTCGAGGATCTCACGCAGATCACTGGCACGATCCATGCCGTGCAACTGGGCATCCAACTTGGCATGGCTGCGGCCGGCACGCGCACCGTGAAGACCAAGTATCGCGATCCCAGCACGACCGAGGCGGACGGCGACTCACACGTCGTGAACAGCACGACCTTCGACGAGTTCACGCAGGTCTTCCAGGAGAACCCCGTGTCGGCCGCGCCCTGGGATGTGGCGGACATCGACGGTGGGCAGTTCGGCATGGAGGTCGTCAGCTAATGGCCCTCAAATGGCTCGAAGGCTTCGACGCCTCGATCAACACCACTCACTTGGCGCGAACCTACAACACGATGACCGGCACCATCACACAGGCGGCTGGGGCCAGTGAGACCGGAGGCGTGGCGATCACGTCCGACGATGCCTTGTTCACCACCAAGCCGTTCTCCTCGGTGGAGAACACTTGGATCATCGGCCTGGCCTTCCGCTCGCACGACGACGACAAGATCAACAATCCCGACATCCCGTATGTTGCCATGCGGAACGGGGATGGCGAACAGATCCGGTTCGAGTTCTTCGAAGAGTTGAAGAGCAAGCCCGGCGGCAACCTGTACCGCATCCGCGTCATGCGGGGAGCTGTTGAGCTTGCCACGTCCGTCGAAGGCTTCTTCATTGCCGACAACAGCCCCTCTCTCTGGGTGTTCTTCGAGTTCAAGGTCACGATCGACAATGCGACGGGCGAGTTCTCCGGGCAGTATCAGTTCACGCAGAAGCCCTCTATCAGCGACGTGCCGATCGCCTTGACCTGGGATGCAGCCAACACCGGCGTGGATACCCAGAACCAGGCCACCACGGGCGCTGACCGCTTCTCCTTGTCGATGATTACCGGCAACTCGGTGACGGAGGTTGCGGTCGACGACATCTATGTGTGCGACAGCACCGGCACGAAGAACAACGACTTCCTCGGCAAGATCCTGATCGAGGAACAGAAGCCCCTGGCTGCTGGCGCCACCGACGAGTGGGTGTTGGCCGACGCCGCCACCCTGAACGAGGCTTGGGACGAGACGATCAGCGAGGCTGACGACGATCCCCGCGTCACTAGCCAGGTCCCCACCGACATCACGCTAGCCACGGTGGACCCTCTAGTGGCCCTGATCGCACCCGGCACGACCATCATCGGTGTGCGCCATGACATCGTCGCCCGCATGGAAACGACAGGGGACTTGGACATCGCGCATTTCTTCCGGAAGACTACCGGCACTCCCGCGGAGACGGACGCCGGCACCGCCCTGAACGTCGACAGCACCACCTACGAGGCGTCTGCGGCGGTGCTAGAGGACGACCCCAACACCCTCACGGACTGGGATATCGCTGATCTCAACTCCTACCAGTACGGCGTGCGGAACGACGGCTGATGGTCGCCGTAAACACATCACGGCTGAACATCGAGATCCTCGGCGACGAGGGCACGGTGTGCGACGTTACTCGCGAGGACGTGCAGGTCGGCGCCAACATGGATGGCACCGAAGAAGTTCGCACGTCACGCTTGTCGATCGAAGTGCTAGGGGAGGATCCCAAACAGGCCGGCGTCACCCGCGAAGACGTGCAGGTAGCCGGGGAGTTCGACGGCACCGACGAAGTGCAAACCTCGCGGCTCTCGATCGAGGTTCTGGCCGAGGAGGTCGCGCAGGCCGGCGTCACACGCGAGGACGTAATGGTCGCTGGGCAGTTCGATGCCACGGGCGCTGAGATCCAGTGCTCGCGGGTATCGATCGAGGTGCTGGCCCGTCAAGGCTCCGCTGGCCCGGTCGACCCTCTGGCCCTGCCTGACGATGCCCATGTGTTCCTGCACAACTGGGCTACGCAAGCCAAGATGACCAGCTCGTTCCGCACCAGCGTGGTTCACTCGCCTGACTCCGGCGCGGACTCTCGCCGCGGGCTGACCTTGAAGCCCTTCCGCACGCTGGACCTGGAGTGGATGATCTGCGCCCACATCGATCTTGCACGGCTGGAGCGAATCGAGGTCGCGCTGCGCCGGCTGACCGATCAGCGCTTCCCCGTGCCCATCTACATGGATCAGCGTGAACTGGATGCGGCCTATGATGCAGCCGACTCGACGATTGTCGTCGACACCACCAAGGCACGCTTCTTTCTCGGCCAGCGCGTGGCAATCGTGCAGGTCGACAAGGATTTCGTGCCGGTCTCATTCTCATTCCACATCATCGAAGGGAAGAGCAACAACAGCCTGACGTTCGAAGATCCACTCGGGGTCGACGTGGCCGCCGGCTCGCTGGTCTTCCCGATGATGGACTGCGAGGTCATCCTGGAGGTAGAGGCCAACTACCAGACCGCGCGGGTGCCCGTCGTGAAGATCACGATGGCCGAGGCCCCGGGCGCCTCTCAGTTGCCGCCGCTACGCTCTGACAACCCCACGGGCGCCGAGATTTATAACGGCCGCCCGATTTGGTACGAAGAGCCTGACTGGGTGCAGGGGATCACGAAGGGAAGGTCGCGCTACGGCGATCGTTCAGACGCCGGCCGCGCCGACTTCGTGAACGCCGAGGGCGACCGAAGCCGCCAGGTCCATAAGTACGTGCTCACCGGCAAGCGCGACGAGATGTGGAACGTCTTGGAGTTCTTCGAGACCCGTCGCGGGCGCCTGCGCAGCTTCTGGCACATCGACCAGGATCAATACTTCGAAACCGTCGACATCGACCCAACCGGCACCTTCATCAGCGTGGCGGAGATCGGCGACCTGGCCGACTTTCAGGAAGAGTTCGAGCACGTCGGGATCATCATGAACGACGGCATGGTCTACGTGCGCGAAGCCGTCACGATCGATCAGGTATTGACGGTTTTCCGCATCACGATGGACGACCCGATCGACATCAATTTGGATCCTGCGGACGTGGCGCGCATTGCGCGAGCCCGATTGAGCAGGTTCGAGAGTGACGCCTTCACCGAGACCTGGCAGCACACCAACTACATGAACTGTGGGGTCGAGATCATCGAAGTGCTGAACGAAGAAGATTTCCCCACCACCTAGGAGGCAACCGATGGTGAGAGCAGACGCAAGACCGGAGAAAGAGAGCTTTCTCCTCGTGACGTTCAACTACGGGGACGGGGCCGCTACTCAGGCGAAGTACACCGACTGGGATCAGTCATTTCTGGGCCACACTCCCGAGCCCCGCATGTCTGTGCAACTTGCCGACAACGAAGCCACGTTCGACAAGCGAGAAACCCGCATCATTCTGCCCGTCGATGATTTCACCGGCCGCGCTGGTGACGGCACCCCCCACTCTCCCATGTTCGTGAAGATCGAGGAGTTGACTCAGGGCCTGTTCGCTGGCGATCAGTCGGCGCTGAAGGTTCTGTTCCGCGGCCGAGTCATCAGAACTACCAAGAACTTCCAGGGAAAGCGCAATCAAGTAGCTTTCTTCGCCCTGACCCAGAAGTCTCGCCTGGACGTTTCCATGGGCATTCCTTGCAATCACCATTGCGCGTGGACCTTGTTCCACGGCGGTTGCGGGGTGGACGAAGATGACTTCGACGTTCTCACCGAGATCGACTCGGTAGACGGACAGGAAGTGACTATCACTGACGTGGCGATCACCGGCCCCGGCACGGCCGATCCCCGATACTGGAAGCGCGGCTACCTGGAGAAGGACGGCCTGCGCGTAGGCATCCGTGATTACGACGGTTCGGTCGATCCCACGAAGCTCTTCATGGTTCGGCGTGTGCCGACTGACTGGATCGGCGGCAGCAGCGACATCCGTGCCGTTCCAGGTTGCGACAAGACGATCGAAACCTGCCGCGCACGGTTCGATGCGGAGGAGTTCTTCATGGGGCCTGGCTATGCCATCCCCTCCTACCAGCCAAACCTGGAGAGCCCAACGTGAGCGCCCGCGTCTACGGGCCTGCGATGGTCTGGCAGCCGATCCCTGGTGGCCAGGACATCATGTGGAGCCTCAGTTGCGCGTTAACGGCCTGGCGCGGCACCCCCTACGAATCCGGCCAGAGCTTCAAGCAGCTGGGTGCCGACTGCATCGGGGCGGTATTCGGAGTCATCGACGAATTGGACGGGCGCTTTCGTGCGCGCAAGGCGGGCATGCCAGCGGACACATCCATGCACAGCCGAGCAAAGGCCATCGCTGCGGTGCGCGAGCTTGCGCGCCGCTACACTCCCTGCAGCAAGGTAGAGCCCGTGAATGGCCAGTACCTGGTTGAGCCCGGGGACATCGTCGTCACCGGACCGCCCGGCGGCGGCCCAGGCCACGTCGAGCTGGTCGGCGCAAGCAAGAACGAGCTGTGGCATGCAGTGAAAGGCTCCGGCTTCCATCAGGGCGGGTGGGGCCTTCTCGACGTGCAGATTCTCTTCGCGGTCTACCGACTCGGGGACAAAGAAAGGTGGGCACGATGAAGAAGCCTACTTTCAGGATTTCAGGTGCAGCCGCTTTGCTGATCCTGGTAGTCAGCAGCATGCCTCAAGCCGCACCAAGAGATGGCGAGCAGCAGGCATGGATCCAATTGGCTTTGCTGGTTCTCTCAATCGGTTTGAGCATCCTGGCGGGCCATCTACTGGCCAAGAAGAGCGATTCCCCGATCCGAAGCGACAGCCCGACCACTTTGTCGTCGCGAGGGTCCTTCACCCCTTGGTTCGTTGGCATCCGACGCATTGGTCCGGTCTTCTGCTGGGCGGGTGAACGAGAGACGCGCGAAGAAGATGTCGGGGGCGGGGGGAAGGGAGTCGGAGGCGGGGGAGGCGAGGTGGACATCTTCTACGAGTCCGCCTGGCATGCCTTGGGTGTTGGGCCAGTGACGACTCTGTATCAAATCATCCAGAGCGGCAAAGTCATTTTCAATGGCCCTATCACCAACGAGTCGCACCCCAGCGGTTCCACCGTCGACCTGGGCCAAGAGGGCTCGTTCTCCATCTACTGGGGTGAGGTCGATCAACCGATCAACACCTTCCTGGGCGATGCGGCTCGCGTGACGATCAGCAGCCGATGGCCACATCTCTGCTACGTGGTGTGGAACAAGAAGCGCCTGAGCGCCTCGCCGGTGTGGCCACTGCTGGACTACGTCGTCGAGCGCCGGCCCTCACAGGCCGTTCTGACCGGATCGCAGGGCTGGTACGAGCCTGGCATCACTCTGTCTGGTGAATCCTTCGCCGTGATTGGCTTCTTGTCTAGTTCAGATGAGGATGTGGGCAACCTGAGCGTTGAAGGCGATCAAACCTCGAAGTTCAAGCCCAACCAGTTTATCGAGATCACAGGCAATGGCCTGCCTGACGGCACCTACCAAGTGCTGCGCAGCGAGGTCGAAGTTATAGGGTTTTTTAGTTTCACCTTTATCTTCTTGCAAGGAGGAACCCTGGGGGCAGACGATCAGGGCACTTTGGAACCCTACCTGAATGATGATACGAATGGCGCCAACATCGCCCATGTGATTGCAGAGGTGCTCTTCGCCGACTTTCCGCAGGGCTTGCAGATCGACCCCAACCACGTCGTGGAACGCTGGGATACCGCCTCCCTGGAAGAACTGGGAGAGGAGGCAGAAACCGACGAATGGCGCTCAAGCGTACTAGGTCAGGAGGGGGAGACTGCAGAAGCCCTCCTAGGTTCGATGCTGCAGGACCACGGCGTCATGCTGCCAATCGACACCGATACCGGCAACTTGCTGTTTCATCGCGTGAGATTCCCAACGGGAACTTTGCCGGCCCTTTCCGCCGACATCTACGCAGACAAACTGCCAGAGATCGAGACTATCCATGGCGAACAGCCGGTCGACATGCTGATCTACACTTTCAGCGACCGTTCACGTTCGTTCGTGGACATGACGATTGCCCTCTCGGAAGACGGGCAGGCATCGTACATGGAACACCAACGGGCACGAAAAGTGCCTCTGGTCTCCACCGTACAGTTCTCTACCGCTGCAAAGCTATCTGAGCTTCGCTCTCCAGAGGAGTTGGCATTCGGGGCCGTGTTTCGAATCGACGCCGGTCGCGAGGCGCGGGACTTGATCCCTGGCGATGCGATCACCGCAGAGGGCTTTGAAGAGGTTCTGCGTGTAACCGCAGTATCAGTCGATCCTCTGTCAGAGCGTGTCGAGTTGCAGGTCGTGCCCGACTTCTATGGAGCCCGCAAGAGCAACTTCATCACCGGCGATGGTGGCGATCCCCCCGAACTGCTTGATCCTGAACAGGACGAAGCCTTTGCCTTCATCGAAGTTCCGGAGGTAGTGCTGGGCGGGTTTCCGCTATCTCAAGCCATCTTGATCCCGCGCATTCGGGCGCATTCTCAGATCACCTTCGCTTCTCTCTGGCTGAGCCGGGACAACGTGACCTACACTTTGTGGGGCAACGATCGACTGGTTCAGACCGGCGGTTCACTACTCGACGAGATGGCGGCCGACGGTCCCAACTACATCGACGAAGGAGCCGAGTACAGCGAGCTGGGACCAGACAACAGCAGTTTGACACAGGATCTCTCGGCCGATCTGACGAACTGGGGCCTGGGCCGGCAGTTGTGCGTCATCGTCGGCGACGGCGTGGAAATCTGCTTCCTGCAGAAGGCCACCATCACCGGCGCTGGAGTCCGCCGACTGGACGGCCTGGCTCGCGCCCGCTATCACACGCGCAAGGGCAACCACCAGCCCGGCGCAACGGTCTTCATCTTCGACCGCGATGCGATCACGCCAGTGCAGGATGCTTTGCTGGAACCCGGCGAGGATCTGTACGTCAAGACCCAACCAGGCACCAGCGCGGGTCAAGTGAACTTGTCAGGGGTGCCGCCGTACTTCGACGTGCTGTACGGCTACGGCCAGGTGCCGATCCAGCCCGACTACATGTACGTCGAGGCTCCGGCGCTCAGCGTGCCTGCGTACCGAACCGGCGATGACATCACCGTGTCGTGGGCGCTGTCGACCGGCTCGATTGGCACCGGCGCCGGGTTCCAGTCCTCCGGCGTGGAACTGGCCGATCCAGAGATCCCTGGCACTGTACGCATCCAGTTCCTGACCACGGGTGATGTGGTCGAATTGACCCGCACTCGTGATGCCGATCAGGTGAACTTCACTCTCACGAATGCCGAGTTGATCGCTGCGTTCGGCTCAGAACCAACTGCGTTCAAGGTGCGGATCACTCACATCGCGAATGGCCGCTCCTCCGCTGTTTCCCCGTCCCTCACCATCACCAAGGTAGCATAGGAGGCACCTCATGGCACGACCGCTGAAGCTCGACATCGATTCTGGAGTCCAGGGTTGGGACGCCAAGGTCGACACGAACGACGAAGTTCTGTTCAATGCGCCGATCCCGATCCACGAGGATGCGACGATCACCTCTCTGCCCGATCTGCAGACCGACTTTCCTGCTGCGGAGTACGATCGCTGCTTCATCTGGATCAACCTGACCACCTACGGCATGACCTTGTGCTACTCGAACGGCACCGCCTGGCTGGTTTTCGGGGAGGAGAAGCAGCAGGAGGCCGCGCTGACCCTGACCACGACTCAGCTCATCACCGACCAGTTCGTCCACTACACCGGCGCGGGCGCGGTCGACTACGACTTCTTGGCGGCTGCCTCCTGGGCCGGCAAGTCGGTCACGGTGCGCAACGATGCCTCGCTGGCTATCAACCTGGACCCCAGCGGCGCCGAGCAGATCAACGGCGGTGGCGCCGGTGTGCCGCTCTCCCTGGCCGTGGGAGAGACAGCCCGCGTCTACTCGAACGGCACGGCTCTGTTCGCCGGCATCATGTCCTGAGCGGCAGCCCTTGGCTGCCAGAGAAGGCCCGCCCGGGGGATTGCCTCCCTCCCGGCGCGGGCCTTCTCCTTTCCCGAACGGGAACGGACGGCTCCCGATTCAGCCGAAATCGACCGACGATGGCCCAGAATTGCCCGATCGGGAAGCCTCAGTCGCCCGCTGACGCGGTCAGTTCGGCCATGACGACCCGATAGGCTCGCGCGTAGGCAACGCCCCACAGCGGCCCGTGGCCGCCGTAGACGGGGTCTTCGGAGGCATCCCACACCATCGCGTGCGCCCACTCGTGGATCAGGGTGTCCAGGACGCCCTGCATGGGCTGCCGACCCTCGATCGCGATCTCGTACTGGCCTGCCCAGTGCGTGCGGCCGTAGTAGCCTTCCAGCGGCTGTACCTGGACCCTGACCGGCGCGTTGAGGGGGCAATGCTCCATGAGGGCTTCGCAGGCCCGCTGAAACAGCGCCGGCTCGAACCCGGCAGGCGCCTCGGCGGTTTCCTGAGCGACGGTGAGGGCGGGAGTGGACACGCAGCCGCCCATGAGGAGGGCGGCCAGGACGGCCGGCAGTAGCGCGCGCATCGGAGGGCTCCGGGCGGAAGAGGACGACTCCTGGAGCATACCCCGAGACCTGCCGGCGATCAAGCAGGGATTTCTCAGCGCTTTCGGAGCGCCTTGCTCCCGACGATGTGCCGGCGGGGCGATGCCCTCACCATCTTGCCTTCGTCGCCCAAGTGCGGGTAGAAGGCCATCACAACCGCGTCGGCGCGGTCCGGCGACTCGGTGATTTCCATTCGCTTCCGCCACTCGTCCTTCGACTCGACCTTCAGCTTGCCCTTCCGGTCCGTGTAATACTGGCGGGTCGACAACTGCTGCAGCAGCCGCGGGTCGTTGGGCAGGCGCACGATGTGCTCGCGCGTGAGGTTGCGGAGCGACCACCACGCCTCGCTGTACAGGTCGCTGAACATCGACGAGTCGTGCGCGCGGGCCTGCGTGTGGAACTCCAGGACGTTCTTGCCGCCCTCGTGGAACGAGTGGACGACGCCCTGGCCCATGCCGCCCGCGTCCGGGATGTACCAGCAGTCGCTGTTCGCCCACCCCGCGTCGTGCTGCAGGCGGAAAGCGTAGTCGGTCACACTGATAGGCTCGGTCTTCACGAACGTGCGGAAGTCCACGATGGCCAGGCCGCTGCGCCGCGCCACAACCGACTCGTCGCCGCCGAAGCGCGCGTAGTCCAGCCCGATCGCGCGGTTCACGGGCAGCAGGTCGGTGATGCCGGCGCAGCCCAGCAGGTCGGTGCGCGTGCAAATGGTCAGGTCGCGCAGCGACATCACGTTGTTCGGGTCCTCGTGCGGGAACTCGCCAAGCACGCGGATGCGGTATACGTCGCTGTCGCGGCCGTGCTCCTGTTCGAGTTGCCGGTTGCGGGTCGGGGACAGGATGTGCGGGTAGTCACGCGCCGTGTCCTCGGCGTTCCACACCAGCCGGTGCCACGCTGCGGCCTGACTGGTGAAGAACTCGTAGAACGCGCAGGAGGTCGTGTTGGGGTTGCCGATTGCGAGGAAGAAAGCATCCGGGTTGGACAGCGTTCCCTTGATGGTGTCCATGATCTTCGCGGACACGCCGGACGCTTCGTCCGCGATGAACGTGAGCCGCTTCTCGTGGATGCCCTGCAGGTTCTCGGGCCGCGTTGCCGTGGCGGTGCGGATGCCCCACATCTTCGACCCGTTGATCTCAACCTTGGTGCCGTAACACTGCACCATTCGCTGCATCAGCGGGTGCGCATCCTTCACCAGGCGCGAGCACTCGTCGATCCACTGCTTGCACTGCCGCATCGACGGCGAAGTGACGATCGTCAGAGCGTTTTCATAGCGCATGCAGCGCCACAGGGCCACGATCACGCTGCCGGCGGTTTTTCCAGGCCCCTGGCCGCTCCGAACGGCAGCGCGCTTCAGGCGCTTCTCCTCCGGCAGCCAACTTTCCAGCTGCACGATGTTGAAAAGCTCTTCCTGCTGCCAGGTGTAGTCGAAGTTCATCGCCTCGCGCGCAAAGACGCGAATGTCACGCCTCCAGCGGCCGTACAGGGGCTCGATATGGCGTGCGAAGCGGCTCATCGTGTCACCAAACGCGGATCGCGCGCACGTCCTCCCGTTTGAAGTGCTGTTCGAGTCGCCAGCGGGTGTCCACGAAGTCGACATCGCGCGAACTGCAGCCCAGCAGCACCAGCGTGGTGTCCCCGATGGCCAATTTGGTGGCCCATTCTGGCCTATTCGGCATGACTTTCAGCCGATGCCCTGGGTCAGTGCTGATCTGCAGGTGGTCCCACGCCGGCCAATGACAAACCGAGGCAAGCGCACGGTCGATTCGTGCGGTCGTGTCGTACAGAAAGCCCATGAGCTTGCCGGTCAGGTCGGTTTCCGACGCCGCGACCAGCACTTGGGAGCCCGGCACGAGCAGCAGATGAGTCAGAACGGCGATCCCCACGCCGCCGATTACCTTGCGGTCGGGCTGCGTCTGGAGATCCAGAGGACTTTCGCCAGCCTCGAAGCGCTCGAAGGCGTCTCGCTGCGTTGGATTCGGACGCAGACCTAGGCAAGAGCACAGATCCGCACTGTTTCTGAGGCGGAAGCTCACGAACCGTCATCCTGTTCTTCGTCGCGCTCGCCCAGCCTGTCCCTCAGTTGGCCGTTCTCGGCCTCCAAGTGGGCCATCTCGGCGCGCATGTTGCCCATCCGCCGCTGCAGCGAGGATACGACGCGCTCCAACTCGCGGATTCGATCCAGCATCACCTCACGGAAGTCCTTGTTGGCCAGCCGGCGGTTCTCCAGAACCGCTCGAAGGTAGTGGACGCCGCCAGCGCCCATCACCAGGGTGAGCACGTACTTCAACCACTCGGGCATGTAGTCGTTCGGCAGTTCCATGGCGCCTACTTTGCCGCGACCGGCCGAAGGACAGAATCCAGCAGCGCGCGCAGGCGCGCGGTGCTCTCCAGGTAGATGTCACGCTGCAGCAGCCCGAGCGAGGCGTCGGCGCCCACGTAGGCGTCGTGCCGCGCCATCACCGGCTGCAGGGCCGCATCCAGCGCCAGCGCGCTGACTTCGGGCAGCGAGATCAGCATCTCGACCCGGGAGGACTCCTCCAAGAAGTCATCTCGGTCCGAGCCGAAGAGGGCAGAATCGCCCTGCACGTAGGAATCGTGACGATCCACGACCCGCTGCGCGGTGCTAGCGACCGGCGGATCGACGACCAACACGTAGGGAGAGCTGCACGCCGCGACGGCGAGGGACAGCGCGAGGATCAGGGTCTTCATTTGGATGGCTCCTACAGGGCGGGCGGAGCGCCCGAGACGTTGAGTTGGGTCAGGCCGTTGCCGACCACGTTGAACACTTGGGACAGCGAGAACTCAGTCAGGCGCGCAGCTTCCACCTTCACGCCGAAGTCCCTCAGCACCTTCTTGGTCTCGCGAGTCAAGAGGCGGTTGATCTCGGCGAGGTCTTCCTGGATCTCGTCGAACGTGCGCGTCACAATAGCGTTGCGGATCGCAGTCTGCAGCACGTCGTCCAGGCTGGCTTCCGCGTCGAAGTTGTCGACCAGGAAGATGTGGATGTCCTCGACGGAGTAGATCACCAGCCCCGATGCGTAGACAGGCTTATGGTCCTTCGTCATCAGGGCCTGGCCCTGCGCGTTGAGCACTTGTCGGCACACCGGCGCCACGACTACCTCGGTCGTCGCCGGCCAGTACCAGCGGATGCCGGGTTCGAGCACCTTCGTGCGCCCGCCGGGCAGGTACTTGACGCCCTTTTCGTTCGCGCGCACGAGATCCCAGCGCGGCAGGAACCTGCCGAGCCACTCGAAGATGGCGCCGATCCAGCCAAGGGCTGCCTCCACGGATCATTCCTCCTTGGGCACTTCCGGGGTGACTTCCTGGGCGACTTCCGGGGTCGACTCTGGCTGTGACTCTGGCTGTTCGTCGAACGCCTCGACGACGCCCTGCATCACTTCGTCGATCAGGCCCTTGTCCAGGCCGGTGGCGCGGACAAGGAGGATGCTCGCCACAGCGGCGAGTGCCAGCATCAGTCGGCGGTATCGCTTCTTCATTTCAGACCTCCCTGAAAAACAGCCGCGTGCCCATCAGCGCATCGTTCCACAACTCAAGAACTATTTCACCCGAATGCTCAGATCCGATCTTGAGTCCTCTCGCGATCAGAACCTGAATCACCAACTCGCGAGCCTCGGCTTCGCTTGCGGCCAAGACGAGACCGACTGCGAACTGGCGCGTCTCGTCCAGTGTCGGGTAATCCGTAACGAGATAGATGTTCATTGCTACCCCGATATTAGAACGCATTTGCCGTGTGGTTGGTCTCTTGATTTCCATAGGTAAAGTACGATCTCGTTGGGAGTGATGAGCCTGCTGCCGTATCCCCTGCGGGCTATCTCAGCAATGACCTGGCTTTTGGCCAGTGTCTCCGAGAGGGCAGTAACTACTCCAAAAGTAAAGAGGGGGTTGGTAATGCCTGGAACTGGAAAACTCTGAACTAGCCAGGTCTGCATGTTAAGGACCCGTTTCTGGTGTAGCAGATTCGATCTTGCGAATCCACTGCACGCTGTTCACCTTGGTGATGACCAAAGCGTGGGCGCCAGTTATCTGCGCAACTCTCACCCGCAAACGATCATCTTGGGACAAGAAGGTTGGATACACCAAATGCAGCGTTTGTGGCTCAAGAGAAGTAGTGAACTCGTGGATGTAAGCCTTGAAGCCGATATCGGCAAAACCCGCCCCCGCATCCGCCTGCCAGATAGCCGACACACCCTGGATAGCCGCACTGACCGACCCGGAGGTGTTGTCGATCTCGATCGAGAATCCTAATTCGTAGTAGCCGTCCTCTTCTACGTCGAACGATGCTGCCGAGATGACGGTGAAAGCCGCTCCTAAGTTGAAGTCCGTGCTGTCCCAAGCAACGGTGACGGTTCCACTGATCGACTGCGTGCCGCTGGTGCCTCCTTTACGGCGCATCAGGTCCACTTCGTCGAACGAACGCCACTCGGTGTTAAAATCGGTGGCATTGATCTTGGCGAGGTACTGGTCGGCCGTGCCGCCGGCCGGTACGCCTTCTCCGTCCGCTCCGTCAGCTCCTGCCGGTCCCTTGATGTTAGCAACGAGAGTCCACGTCCCGCCGATCTTCTGGTACACGTCGCCGTTGGCGTCGTCGAGATAGAAGTCCCCGTCGATGCCCAGTCCTGCACCCGGCGGGCCGGTGCCTTCGTACCAAACGCTGCCGGGCGCTCCGTCGGCGCCGTCGTTGCCGTCCATCCCAGGATCGCCCTGCGGCCCCTTG